CATACCCTACAATAGTGCATTCCCAATCCAGACTGGGAGCAGCCGTTGTTGTGGTTGTGGTAGTAGTGCTGGTGGTTGTGGTCGTGGTTGTTGTGGTAGTAGTTGTACTGGTTGTAGTTGTGGTCGTAGTTGATGGACCTGCTGTAGACGTAGTTGTAGCGCCTGAACACATGGTCTGACAGGCCGCGTAAGTTACATACGGCCCTAACTCTGGTATAGACGGCGAATAAGGATTTTCATCAAAGTACGAGCAGCTAAAGCCTATGCAGTAATACCCAGCTTCTGGCGATACCGTAGTAGTCGTGGTTGTTGGCTCTTCAGTAGTTGTAGTTGTAGTAGGTTCAGTAGTCGTAGTAGTTGTGCTAGGGCCTTCAGTAGTTGTCGTGGTTGTGTTTATGCAAGCGCTTGCGCAGGCTTCGTAACTTTCGTGCCTCTGACTACTATTAGCAGGTGTGCTCATAAAGTAGTCACAGCCTACTGTCGTGTATCCCAGATCAGGGTTGTAGAAGTTGTGGCAGTACCACCCAGGCCCTTGATTAATAAAGCACGTGTTTAGGCATTCCGCTTCTGTGTTGAAAACATTTTTACCGTTTGGAGGCTGAGTATCTGATTGCACACAGCCGCCAGTAACGCACCACCAAGGTAGACCAGCAGATGTTCCGCAGGCTGAATTGCAATCAGCCATATTCGTGTATGGTCCGCCAAGCACATCAGTTACGCCAGTTACTCCTGGGTAGTACCAGGAAGTAACACAACTCTGTTGAGACGTAGCCACATCTCTAACACACCAAGACGGCGGTCTTCCTTGAGCCATACAATCCGCGTCAGTAAAACCACTCCAGCCAGTTATTTGAAACGGTAGACGGCACCCTATGCTCAAACCTATTGTGCCACTAGCTGTGAATATGACATTTCCAGAAGACTTACTACATGACCCTTCAAAAAAAATGCTGTTAGTTACACCCCATACGTCAGTAAAAGCAGCGCCAGACAGCTCAGTTCCTTGGCATACTGGATAAAACCTGTTTGTGCTAGATTTGATAAATAAACCTAGGTGCTGCACGCCGACAGCCACATAGGATATTTGAGGGCACGGACCCACTCTCCAAAACACAACTGGAACTTCAGTAGTAGGCCAGCCCGTAGCCGAAGTACATTGAGGCAAAGTAAAAGGACCCACAGAATAAGCTGGTCCTACAGTGCCAAAAAAGTACATTGGAAAATCGCAGCAAAATCCGCAACACATGTATGACTGAGGAGGTGTGGGCCTCCTTGCCAAAGGTTCTACGCAACTATAGCTGGCTGTAGGCATTTTATGACTGATATTGAACCATTAATTGATTACCTTGACAGTATACACCAGTAACAATCGATGTATAGTTGGTTGCTGGGCAGCAAGGCATCATGCCGCTGGCTCCGTCTTCGCCCTTGATATTGGTTATAGGGCTGCCCCAAGAATTGTTTATTCTTCGGTATATGTCTCCGTTGCCTATTTCTAACGGCGACCCGTCTCCAAGATTAAGGTAATAGTCTCCGTTACTGCCTAAACCGAGAGGCGGGGGACCTATTCCAGAACGCCATACGGCGGTGTGTGGCAATCCAAATTTAAATGTGATTACTTCTCCGCACTGTTCTGTTTCAGGAAATTTGTTTTTAGTTTCTAGCTCTAAAGTAGCGCTTGAATCTGTGTAGGGTAAAGTTACAAGAGAAGTGTCAAAGTCAAAATCTGGGCAAGGCAGAGAAAGATTGAATCTTGCTGTGAAATTATTTTCACATACTTGCGACGATATAGAAGGATCTAGAGACACTGGTAAAAACTGTAAATCAACTCGGGCCTGCGACACGCCTCTGTTATAAGCTATCGTGGCGCTTTCTACGGCTAAGCTCACAGCCGTACATGGCGCGTCTAACCCTTGCGCGCCTGCTGGACCTGCTGGTCCCATAGGTACCACTACTGGAAGGTCAAAGTCTAGAGAAGGGCAGTCGTATATTGGCGGCGGGGCATCGTCTATTTCACAGTTTTCAATAAACGTGAAATCACCAATAGACGGTATCGATGACAGACTGCATCTACTTGTATCAAATACAGAAGGCATCTGATACTCCCTAGCTTAAATTACTTGCGCAAAGCGCCAATCCGTGATGGTCTGGCGTAACTATAAGAGTATTTTCTAATAGCTCGCTGGCTTTAACGGTGACGCCTAAACCGCCTTTCAGTATCACATTTTTACCGCCGATCCCGTTTATGCTTTTAAGCGTCTCTCCGCACGACGGACCTCCAGACAGTAAAACACTTCCTTCTGGAGGCTGTTCGCTGGAGTATATTGGTATTTCTGAGCAAGGCTGTCCTTCGCCCCCTCCCACATCTCCACCAATAGTTATGGAATTGTCGGCAACGCTTACCGTTATATAGGAGTTGTAACCAGATTTAACTTTTACGTCGCCAACTATACACGTGACATTAACGTGGTTATTTTCTGGACCAGTCAAACTTTCTGTACAGCCGACTGGCGCTGTAGCTTTAGTTCTTGGGGCGTTAGCCAAGTTAACACTGCTGACATAAGCACCAGACATTGATTGGATTAATGCTGGTTCTATGGTTCCACCTTCTGATCCAGAATTGTCTACTGAGGATTCTCCGCTTTGACTGTTGAATATTTGCTCCATTAAAAAAGCGTTGTTTTTCCACAGCATACCGTCAACAACGGTTTGCCAAACCAAAGCACCTCCTGGTATTTCAGATACAGCTGCGTACAAGGCGTAGTAGACTAATCCACACACCATGTAGCCTTCCCACACTACTTCGTTTTCACAAGCATTGGGTGTGTAGGCTGCTGAACTTCCAGTGGCAACGTCGTCAGTAGAGAATCTGGTTGTAAACTCTGCGTCATTTACATTGAATACAAACGTTAAGGACCTAGCGACTAGTCCTGGCGCATCAGTTTTAAATTCAAATCTAATTAGTTCGTCGTAATAGGAAACGCTGCTTAGCCATACTTTATGAGTGCCTTGAACATAGCCAGAGCCAGCGCCCATGACACAGCCAAAATCAACAATAGCTTGAGTAGGCAGATTTACTACCTGCCCTCCCACTTGAAACGGGTAGGCTCGAAGCTCGTTTGTGGCGTAAAACCCTGCACGGCTCACTTAGTAGCCTCCAGCTTTTGTCCTACCAGTTCTATTTTAACAACATTTTCGGCTGAATTAGGATAGATTCTTAAAATAGAATCTCCAGCTAACTCGTTGTTTGCTGTTAGCAAAAAGTTTCCATAAACGTCTGCAGGTATTCCATTTATAGTTTTTATAAAATTTGGTGTTTCAAACAAAGATGTTTCGCTTTCAGTGTCGCACAGTTTTCGTTTGAATAAAGGGTCGCCTACAAAGTCAAAACGTATGGCATCGTCTTCTTGTCTTACAACTATGCCGTTTTCTCCAAAAAACCACACTTCTCCAGTAACTACTGTGCCGTCTGGAAGGATAAATCCGCTAAGGTGGTTTTCTGGGACAGGCACCACAACAGAAGCAACAAACTGAGCAGTGTCTGCGAACGCCACAACAGTAGGCGGCCAGCCTTGCAGCCTTACAGCTCTTTCTGTGTCGTAGACCAATAAGCCAGCTGGCCTGCCGCTGGTATCAAATAACGGTACGCCCTTGTTGTTAGAAAATGTGTCAACTGTACCAACTATTTCATTTGAATTAGCTGTGTTATTTATCGTTACCTTAACTATGCCGCTGTCGTTTTGCACGCTGCGCAAGTAAAACGGACCCTCTCCACCAAGAACATATATGATCGCGTCTAGAAAAAGATCTTTGTCTAAAAAAAGGCCATTAGTACTTTCTAGCGACGAGCTGTCCGAAAAAGGGTAGCGAGAATCCTTGTTTTCATCTCGCCATTCTGGAACCAGTATTCTTTGGCTAGCCATCAGACTATCTCCTCCATAGAGAAGAACGAGAACCTAGCTTCAGCTTTGTGAGAACCTATTCCTACTTTGCCCGTGGCTGGCAAATATAAATTTGTGCCTACCGAAAGGGTAGACATCAGTGTCATAGTGGCTCTGTCGTAAAGCCTTGCCGTTAAAGCCGTCAAAGATGGAGAGATACCTGGAGTAACTTCTACTTGAATTCTGTACCAAGAGTCTTGAGCTATACCCAAGCTGCCGCTAGTAACAAGGGTTACAAACCCAGATCCGTTAAATTTTTTTATGCTGAAAGAAGCCGTGGGTTTGCTTATCTCTATGGCAAAAAATTCGTCTATGGTGTTTGAAGCGTTGGGTCTGTAGTTTAAAACCATAAACCCATTGCCGTATCCATTAATAAGTATCAGTTTTAAATCTAAAGTTATTCTTTTGTTTAAAGTGGTGCTGTAGTCGCCATTAAACCACAGTGATACGTTTAAATTTGTAGGTCCAGCGGCAGCGTACGACTCGTCTACTACTACGGTGCCTTCATTAAGTCCCTCGCTGTAGCCTATAGATATAGTTCCGTCTTCATTGGTCAGAGGAATTATGTCTGTAACATAATTAAACCAGCCCAGCACTGTTTGCCAGTAAGCAACAGATTCTGAGTTGAAAAAGATACTGGCTGGAAGAGGAATTATGTCTATGGTTGAGCTAGAAACTTCTGTAGGAGGCGGCAGCACAGGAGGTCTAGGGTCGCTGTTGGCGTCTGGATCTGGAAAACTGCTGGGGTTACATTCATCATCGTTTGTATAGTCTGTTGGTAGTCTTCCCGTTGAATCTGGCAAGTTGTCTTTAGACACGCACGCGTCTATTAGACCAACTGGGTAATCTAAAGCTATGCCTCCAACATTTGATGGATAGATGGCCGTTCTAAATGGTTCTTCAAAAACTATATTTATGTTTCCTTGGCAGTCTGGGCCGACAGTGTTTATAAACTCTATAGCCTCTCTGTCGCATGTTCTAGACTCAGGTCTTCCAGAGCACGGACTGGCGTAAAGTTGCAAAGCGTTTTGATTAGTTCTATCTTTTAAACTAAATACTATAGCTTTTTTAGTTTCACCGTCTATTTCTCGTTCTCCTAGTGCTATATAGACGTCTCTACCTTCAACTAATTGAACTAACCCAGTTAAAACAGTGGTGGAATTTTTTTTACCAATACTTTGTACTGGGTAGTTCCTGTAATATCTACAAACTTTAGGGGCCAGGCTGGATTGTCTTAACGTTGAGAATTTACCGTTGTAAGTATTGTTTATTCCTTCTCCAAAAACTATCCAGCCAGCTACTCCGTCAGCAAAAGGAGTCAAAGGATAAGGCACGCCTATCTCTACAGGCTTTACCAAAGATACAGAACATAAAGGCGTGAAATTAGGCAGGCTAGCCGATGAAGACGAGTACTCGCTGGAGAAATACTCAACAGCTGGCTCGCTGGTAGCTAAAAAAGTAGCAGACACTAAATTGTTAGTTACAACCAGACTGCTAAGCATGCCTCCTATCCCTAGAGACATGGGCAGCCGTATATTTATGTCTGTTATTATCGTCGCTGGTAGAACGCGGCCTTCGTCGTCTATGCCTGTAGCCCCCTCGTCCAGAGGGTACTTTCTGGTTGAGTTGAGGTTGTACCAGTTGTTGTTAGTTATTGCACTCATGGCAGCTTCAGACCCACGGTTTCAGATAGCGTGCCGTAAGCCACAGTTTGACCGTTAAGCTTGGCTTCTATATCGAGTGTAACATAATCGCCTGGGTTTACCTTCGATACGAATATTGGATTGACCAAAGTATCGGCGTAAAGCCTTCCAGTGTACACAACAATATCTTCATTTGTGTTTGGATCTTTTATAATCCAATCACCGCTGGCGTCGTGTTTTAGCTTTATGGTGTAAGGTTTAACAGTTATAGAAGTAGGCTGAGCAAGCATTAGCCAATTCCAACTTCCTAGATTTCTAAAACCACCAGTAAGCATACTTGCCATAGAAACATTGCTTACAGTTGATTTGTGAACCAGCCGCTCTACTCTCACGCCTCTCTTTGCTGTTTCAGCCACGTCGGTCCAGAATATGGTGGCCATTATCGTGTATGAAGCTGCGCCGTCTAACATTACTAGGTATTTGCCAGTCATTACTGGCTTACCGTTGGGGCCGTCCAGCAAGCTAAAATTGCTATCCCACAAAGGCTCTGGAGATCTCGTAAACGACATGTCGAACTTAAGTTTGGCTAGGCTTTGCTTTTCTAGTACTGGCCATTTGGCTTTAAAGTTAGGCCAGGCTCCTTCAAGAATGTAGTTGTCTGCGCTATACCCAGAAGAGTCGTAGGCGTACACGGTCTCTGGGTTTATAAAACCTTTTAAACCTGCTGGTGTATTGAAACTTATGTCTATCTCGTATTCGCCTCTGCAAGACTCGTAAGTATTGCACACGCCCATGGCTACCTTGATGCAAGAATCGTCTTTTACCGTATAAGGCATCATCGACAATTTTATTGGAGAAGCTTCTCTGCAGTCTTTTTGAGCCAGCCACCTGTCTATATTGTCTTGATGCGTGTTTCTTACAGCGTTTGCTCTAGCTCCTAGCACTTTAAACTTTTCGTACAGCCTTCTAATTCCTCTGTACGTATTCATGAAGTCATCGCATGAGCAACACGGCAGGCAGTTATTAGTTATGTGTATTGCGTTGGGATTGTTAAAAGTTATGTTCCGTACTCCACCGACTTGCGCTGTGGTGCCTTTTCGGTTCAACCATATGCAGTCAGTAGCTGTAAATATGAAAGAACCAGAATCTTCTGGAGCTATTTGATTTATTCTTTTTACAGTTATTTCAGACTGCTCTGGGCATCCAGGAAACTGACCTTCACCTGCGCCTGCTTCGGCAGCCATAAAAATAGAGTTGACCCTTCTAGACCCGTTAGTAAGAGTTGTTGAAGATAATGTGGTTACAAAGTTGTAACCGCCATAAAAAGCCACATCTCCAGTCACTTCAGTGTTGTTTACTTTAAATCTATTTATCTTTTTCGGCCATATTTCACTAACGCGTTCGTCTAACACGGCGTTGTTTAAAGTCTGGGAGTATGGATACGCTGCCACATCTTCAAGATCATTTTGCCCAATGTGTTGCACAACACGGCATATAGCTGTATCTGTGCGCCACTCATGTATTCCAAAACGGTCGGACCAAAGTTCGTATCTGTAGTCTCCAAGAGTTGAATCGAACACCACTGCGTTGGTCGCGTCTAGTATAAAAACCTCAGCCCGAGATCCAGCCTCAGAAGATTCTGACGGAACAACTTCAGAAGATGAAAACGAAGAGGGCTGCGTGAAACCTCGTATTTGGGAAATTCTTAACGGTAAGACAACATCGACTTTGCTGTGCCCCAGATACATGTCTGCAAATAGCTTATGCACTCCGCTGACTTCTCTTATGAAAGGGAAGTGCGTGCCTTTAGGGTTTACGCTTACCCCGTATCCTCCCTCAGGCACTACTGGCATTTCAAAGCTCCTTATTCAAATACTTTTTTCTAGTATTGCAGTTAGCGCATAGAAGCTGGTACTGGTCTTTGTTTTTTATCACGTGTTTGCACCTGTCTAGCGCATTCATTCTTTTCCTTTGTTTGCTTCCGCCTCCGTTTACATGGTCTACTTGCAAAACCAAAGGATCTTTTTCTCCGCAACCGTTGCATTTGTTTTTAAACATGTCAAAAATTTGCTTTTTGTATTCATAGTATTTGGTGTTGAATTTTTTACTGCAATAAACTTTTCTGCTTTTCTTTATTGGTACTTTGCTGACAGCGTACTTGGTCATAACAACGATGTCAGATTTTTTTCTCCTTTTTTTAGGCTTGGCCTTGCTGTTTAAAATATTAACTCTTTCATAGTGACACTCGTTACACGTAGAGTTTTTGCCTTTTCTGTTCTTTACAAGGAATGCTGAAAGTTTTTTTACCTTTCTGCACTCGCGGCATTTTAAACTAGGGGACGCATGGGACATCGCTGAGCTTACTCCCAAGGACAGTCATATTCATTCTGTTAACGCTGCCTTCTAGCCTGCTCAAATAATTTTGGAAAGTCAGGGCAGCGTCACCAAAACGAGTAAGTTCTTTTGTAACGGCTTCCAGCTCTGTACAGCCGCAACACGGCTGGGAGCTAGAGTCTTCTAACTTAATACCGTTAGCTATGGGAGTAATCGTCAAACCTTCATCGCTGAGGACTGAAAAATCACCAGCAAGAGTAGGCGCGATTCCGTTTATCGTTTTTATGCAAGGAGCTTGCTCGTTGTCGTCGGTACATACGCAATCTTTTGACAAACCTTCACCAGATATCGCATCAAATCTGACAGTAGTCGTATCGTTCGCGGCTCCTATGACAGTCAGCCTCATGTTTGTTCCAGCTACTAACTCTATTTCTCCATACAGCTTGCTTGACCTGTCGTTTCCGTTCACAAGAGTAAGGGAGGTGACTCCGCGAAGCGCAGGCCTGACACAATCTGTGTCTAGTTTTCCGTCTTCATAGGCAAAGTTATAGGCACCAGCTGGTAATGCTTTGAGGTCTTTTAAATTACCAAGTACGATTTTGCCTATCGAATCAGAAAAGTTGCCCTGCCCAACTAACGGATAACTTTTGTACTCATAATGGTTGCTGAACGAAGCAGAAGTTTTCGCTACCAAGGGAGGGTCTTCTGAGCCGTCGCTATAGCTGAGACTTACTGTGATCCCAGAAGAAAATACTACCAAACTGCTTATGTAAAAATTTTCAGCCTGTATGTTAACTCCAGCATTTACAGGTATATACAGGCTCAGTATGACTGAGTCTGGAATCCTGAAAGACCCAGATATGTCAGTTTTCGTAGCCGAATCTGATAGGGGGTAGCTTCTTACAGAGTTGGCGTTTAGCCATTCAAAACCCCAAACATTTGTCGCTGGCATGAGCTACTCTCCAAGTTATGCCCCTGGAGACAATACGGCTACCGCGTCTAGTATTCCTATTTCTCCAAGATAGCCGTCGCTAGCTGATCTGCTGATGGTGAACAGAACAACGTCGGATTCGGATACCGAGAAAGATGCGCTGGTCTTTTCTATGTAGTTGTCAGTAGACAGGGCCATACCAGTAGTGAAAGACAGGTAGGTGTCAGAAGAAGGTATGGCTGCTTGAGTTGTAGCCCTGGGCAATCTTCTGTAGCTGACAACCAAAGCTGGGAAGTTAGTGGTAGTAGCGTCTCCAGTCAACCAAAGACGCAACTTCAGTGTTGGAGAGCTAGGTAAACCGCCAGAGCCTGGCAGTTTAAACTTGTACCTTACTGAAGACGCTATTCCAGAAGGCATACCTAAATACATTATGTCGTCTTCGTATCTTTCCTTGACGTCTACTAGACGAACTACTTGCGGCACTAACAGACGCTCGACGCCTTCAAAGTTAGCCTCGATAGTCACTATGCCTTGGTGTATAGTCTGACCGCTTTCAACTCTTGAAGCCGTGCTGGTTATGCTGACAGAGTCGTTTGCAGCTTTGATTCCGCCTACTACGTATCCTCTCGTAAACGTAGTTCCAGACAAACTTTTCAAAGCTTTAGTGCTTACATGATCTTCAGTAGAGGAGATCATGAAATTGCTGTTCAATTTGATTTTTAGGTCGCCAGACACCGCTGCATTATTGTCTAGATTAGTCACAACAAGAGGAGAGTCTGCCCTCAGCGAACTGACGATGCTCACACCAGCAGCGTACCTGACTTTAGAAAAATACAGGACCAGGTCTCTGTAGCTGCTTGGCAAAGAACATGACGATGTGTTTGAAACTATTTCAGAAACGGCTTCGCCATAGCTGGTGTCAATATCCCAAGGAGCAGAGCCGTAGCAATCAGCCATCCACCATATGCCGTTCCTGTCAATTACGGCTATGCCGCCGTCACCTACAGGTATTTCTTGGCCAAAATTTCTAACGCCGCCAAATATAACCAAACAGGCAGACGATTCTGGAATAGGAGGCCAGTTGCTTTGCAGCTCTGGATGCTCTGGCAAGTTGTAGCCAAAAGCAGCGCCTACTGGGGCCAAGTCATTGAACGATGCGTGATCTGCTGGCAGCCAACCCTGAAGACTGGGGTCAGCAGACGTTATAGTGTAACGCTCGCCTATGCTTGGAGAATTTATAGCGCCTGCTGGATCAGTTGATAGCGCAATTCTGTAATGGCTGTGGCTGTCTGTTAAATTCTTTGCCTGAATTTGCACATAGACAGTATCGACACCGTCGTAGTAAAGAACGGGCACAGAAACACTAGACGATTGTTTTACAAGTTTGCCTGGCTCTAAACCTGACAAATAGTATCGTCCGTCTTCAGGTGTTCCTACAGTAGCTGCGGATATGTCTAAGGTAATGCGCCCAGCCGTAATTAAAGTGGCTACTGTGCTTGACGTTTTTTCGTATACCACACCGATAACTTCAGCTGACGGAGCGTTAGTTAAAATATTGTCTTGGCTCTGCTCAACCACGGCCAAAGCTTTTTCAAATCTTTGATTGTCTGCGTTCCAATAGACGGCGTTACCGACAACAACGTCGGCAGACACATTAACATCAAATGCAAATATGGCTTGTCCTGCTCCGTCAGCAGCCAAAGCGTCAATTCTGTCTTTTAGATATTGTGTGCGATCAGTAAGAGCGCGATCTGGACGGCCAGAAACTGTGGCGTCTACGCGTTCTCCGTCCTGAATGAAGTTTATGTTTGCATTCCAGCTTCCAGCCATCTAGCAGCCCTCTGGTCGGTTGAATTTTTGTGCTAGCTGCATGTATGTACGTCTGTAAGTATTCTACTAAAAATTAGCTTTACTTGAAACGTTCAACCCAGCTCACGCCTATTTGGCTAGAAGCCTGTTTAGCGACCATATTCGCAGTGCTGTAGTATTTCCTGGCGAATACTACATCTTGAGTTCTGTCGCTCCAAACAGGGGTGGCTACCAAAGCCACACCATAAACTTTGCTGTTGACTGTGTCAGAAAACGTCTTGCCGTTAACGCCCAAAACGCCAGAAGTTTGAGCTATAAACGTTAACTGATTGAAACTGATGTTTGAGTAGCCTGGAGCAACGGCTTTGGCTGGAGCCGACAGCATCGGTACTCTGAGATAGTCTTTGGTCAGAGAGGAAGCTAGGTTTGTGTAATATTCCAAACCTTCGCTGCGAGCGTAGGTTGGGACAGACGGAGTGCCAGAAGTGTTTTCAAACTCGATGTACATCGCTGACAGCTTATACGCTGGGTTGCCGTCTCCAAATAAATGGCAAGCTATCTCTCCCCAACTCCATTGAATTTGGTTGGCGCAAGTAGACAAAAGTTTCCACTCACCGCTTTCAACGCTGTAAGTAGATACTTCACCTTTTACTGCTGGGCTATTGTCCATGGCTTCCTCACACGATGTAACCGCGAACTAATCTACTGGTGATTATTTCTTGCGTGTTGTTTTCGTTATTGTTTTCCAAAGTGTTGGCAGTTCGGAAATTGGTTATAGTGTTATCTTCGTCTATTGTGCTGTTTTCTTCAATAGACGGCAACTCAACGAAAAGCAACAAAGTAGAATGCGGAGGCATAAGCTTTTTAACATAAGAAAGCTTATTTATTCCAACTGCGTCTGGATCGACCGCTTCCGCTTTCAAGCTGACAAGCAAAGCGCCGTATCTAAACAAGTTATCTACTAAAAACCCAAACGGATTTATTTCAGTTGGTAGGTTGTCGGCAGTAGGTTGGCCTACCTTTGTTGTCCTACTGTCTAAAGTTTCAGCTAGTGTTTTTCCACTAGCTATGCCAGCGGCATGAACTCTGTCCCAAAAAGCTTCCACATCAAACGGGTGGCCGCCGACTGGAAAAGTAATTATTGTCTTACCGTTAAGATCGGAAGTTACTGTGGTAGGAAGGTTTTTATTTTCAAAACCTATCTCTCCAGAGTAGCCTCCTGGCAATAAGTCCTTGTACAGGCCTATGCCGCTTATATCAGCTGGCACTTCGCCTCTGTTAAACTCGTAATATTTAAAAGCTGACGTTATTGACTGATCTTCTTTTAATTCGTCACCAATTGACACAGTCACGTCTGCGTTAAGAGACAGCTTGTAAATGTTTTTGTCTGTCACTACCAGTTTATTTCTAGAATCTTGCGATATGTCTGTTACCGTCTCATTGCCTTTGGCTAGAGGTATGCCTGTGGCTATGGATATGGCGTCTAGAGTTCTACCAGCGGAGGTGCCTAACACCAAGGAGTCAAACACGCTGTTTACTAAATCTTTGTAGCTCTGCGTAGTCTGAGCCCACAAAGAAACTACATACCCAAAATGGGTGTACACATACTGCTTGTCGATACTGGGTCTACACAGCCAAAGTATTGACTCTAAATCTCCATCATCTAATGTTTGTTGAGAAAACCCAGAAATAGTCAAAGGGTTTTGCCTGAATTGAATTACCTTGTAAGTTTTATTTATTACAAAGTCTATTCCACTAACCCATACTATCGACGGGTCAGTTATTCTATTTGTTATTATTTTGCAGTCTAAAAGGTCTTCGGATATAGGATAAACAAACGGAAGAGTCGCTGACCTTTTACCGTATATGGAACCGTCGCCGTAAGAAGTGTCTTCGCCGTACAGGTTGGGAAAGTCAGAAACAACAGACTGTTTAACAGAAAGAAACCTCCAGTATTCCTTTTTGTATAAAGGAACACCTATTCTGCTTCTACAGTCTATGGCTTCTTGTAGTCTGTCAAAGGTTTGTTTGGTAAGAGTCGATCTGGCTAGAAGAGCTTCGGCCAAAAAATTCTGACCTTGATACGTGTCGCTCCAAAATCCTCCCAACAGACGTAGGAGCTGTTCCCTGTCGTCTAGCTGGGTTGGAAAAGCGTCCATTAGGACTTCTTACCTTTTTTTGTAGAGTTCAAATCAAACTCAAACGTCATGCTTTGGATTTCTCCAAAGACTTGTCTGAATTTGGCTTTACCCTTTGTTGTGAAATCTTCTTGGTCAATCGTTATGTAGACATTGCTGTGCTTCTTGGCTGACAAAATGCTGTTGGCGCTGTTTGAATCTTTGCAGCCCATCACAAAAGCTGGAGGGTTGATAAGACCCCATCCGTAATCTTGATCAAAACCTGCTTGCCCTGCGTCAAACGCAGTCGCCTGAAGCTGCTTGAGTATTGAATCATGGCTTAGGTCTGGCGGCGTCTTAGTCTTTTTGGCCTTTTCATAAGCCAACTTTAAAGCCACAACACCAGACACAAAAGGAGCGGCCATGGAAGTTCCAGACAGCTTTGCAAAGTTTTTTGGAGGATAAGTCGATAGGATGTCTACTCCAGGCGCGGCGATGTCAACTTCAGCGCCCCTGCTGGAGAACTTAGCTATTCTTCTTTGAAAGTCTACAGCTGCCACAGAAATTACTTCTGAATATTTACCTGGGTAACCTACAGTTTGAGGTCCAGGCCCTTCGTTACCAGCAGCAGCTACCATCAACACGCCTTTGCTGTAAGCATGTTTGACGGCTTTTCTTATTTTTGGATCATCCACAGGAGCGCCGAAGCTCATTGAGATGATGTCTGCTTTTTTCTCTACAGCCCACAGTATGCCTTTGGCTATGGAATCTGGACTGCCGACTCCGTAGTCATTAAGAACCTTACCGACTAAAAGCTTGGAGTTGTGAGCAACGCCCACAACTCCAACATCGTTTCTTTCTGCGGCTATTACACCGCAGCAGTGGGTGCCGTGGCCGTTAGTGTCGCCTGGACCTACTTTGCTATTGGTAAAATCCGTAGCATCTTCGATCTGGTTTTTTAGATCTGGATGCAGAATGGCGCAACCAGTATCCAGAACCGCTACCTTTATTCCCCTGCCTGTAGTTTTTTTCCATATGCTAGGAATCCCAAGTTCTTTGAGACTCCAGTCCATGGATTCAGAGCAGGTCACCACAAGCTGGTGAACAGTGAAGTCAGGTATGCGGAAATCTGGATGCCTGGTTTTAGCCATCACAAACGCCTCTTACTTGGCAAGCCACTTGATAACCAGCTTGATGATTACAGGCAGCAGCCACATTGGAATAGCGGCCTTAGCTACAGGCTGGTCCGTGCTGACCAAAGCAGAAAGAGCCTCGGCAACCTTCTTCTTGGTCACGCGACCTTCTGGAACATTTGCAGAAACTGTTACAGCCGATCCAGCAAACGTCTCTACCAACCATTGAGCTACCTTTAGCCCAAGGGTAATAGCCTTCCACTTATCAAAGTTTTTCTTATCGCTAAGAAGTTGAACAAACTCCTGGATAAGCTCTGTAGGAAGGGCCACACTAGCATTGAAATCCGACATAGAGAACCTCCTTATCGCAACAGAACTGTTGCACGGTCATATTACCAGACTTCCTGTCAGATTTCGACTGCTAATTTAATTAACTGGTCAAATCGTCTACATTCTGCACAGAAAGGCCTACGTCTGCAGAGTCTAATATAAATATAGCTGTTTTTGGCGAAACCATAGCACTTGGTTCGTTAGGAATTTCAAGGATGTCGAAATCCCTTATGAATTTAAGGGTGCCGTCAGGCTTTCTGATTTTGCCAAACATTTCTATGCTACTTGCTGTTTGGGTCGAATTAAGGAATTCATGAATAACAGAATGCAGAGTAGAAGCAGCCAATCTTCCCACAAATCCCATATTGTTTACTTTATCTGCTAGAGCTTTTTTTATAGCGTCAGTATCTATAGCTGCATCAGTTAGCTTTTTGTAGATAACAAAAGACAATCTTAGATCACAGGGTACTGGTGCTTTTACAAGGACATCACCAGCTGTGGGCCTAACATCCCTACCTGCTACAAAGTCTTGCAGAGCACGAATTTGAGGCATGCCTCTTAAAAAGAGGTCGTAACTAGCGGTGCTGCCTACAGATAGCTGAGGATCTGTTGTAGTGTCGATAAACCTGACGACAGACGTTTGAAAACAGGAATAAGCAGCTTCAGCCGCGTTGGTTATGTCAGGTAGAAAAGTTGTGCTTTCTCCAGACAAATCAAAACTTCTAGCGTCTTGGTCTATTTCCAAACCTGTTTGGGTGTCGCTGTCCACAACATCTGACTTTAAAATTTTATTGATGTCATAGAATCCTGGCAGATCGTTTTTTAGTATCGCTACCTGCCACAGCCCTCCACCGTTCTTCCTTCCGACAAGGGTAGCGGTCTTGGTGACTTTTACTGTGCTAGGCACTGGTTGTACTTGGGTGTATATGTCCAACCGATTACCAGAAGCTATGGGGAACAAGCTGTGATACCTAACTTGTTCAGCGTCCCCAAAGCCTATGCTGGAAATGTCTAAAATTGACTTAAACGCCGCTTGATCTCTAATCATGGCGTTTATAGTTTTTCTGTTTGAAACATTCTTAGACGAGATGCCTTCTTGAAGCCTTGTAACAAAGGCTTCGTTGTTTTCGTAGTCCGCGCCGCTGGTAAAACTGCTTTCAGCATAAGCAGTAACAAAATAAGGAATAGAAGTAGATGGGGTAAGCTTTGTATTTCTTTTTATGTTACCGTCTGCGCCCACAGCGTCAGCTGTAAGTTGAATAGTGTAATAAAAAGTACCGTCGCCAACAGGTTTTATCAAAGAATCTGTAGAGTTGACTATCTGACTTTGCGATGTTCTTCCAAAAAATGTAGCTGTTGGAGTAAAAGTTTTACCGTCTGCGGAAAAAGTAGTGGCTATGGACACAGACGACGGTATGAATTGGTTGATTACTATTACAGCTCTTCCTGTAGCGTTGCTGCCAGGGTACCTTGTGGCTCTAAAGTTTGAAGCTATTTCATCTAAAACTTCGTCAGTAGCCAGAGTAGGATCTTGGCTAACAGCTAAAAGTGAGCCAGATTTTCTCAACACATCTGCGTATTGATCCTGACCTGTTTGAAGTATCGCTTCTAAATGAAACAAGATGTCGTACAGTACGCCTCGTCTAGTTTCCACATTTGGTGAATATTCCGAGACGCGCTGTACTATGTAAGCGTGCGCTTGGTCAACAGCTTCAGAATTTAAAGTAGTTAGATCGGGTAGTTCGATAGCCATTTTAGATTAACCCTGCTGTGACGCTTATAGGTAAGATCACGGTTCTAGAAGTCCCAGCAACGCTGAGCACGGTTACTTCTAGTATTAATTTACCATCATCTGTCAGAGAAAACCCGTCCAAAGTAGCTGTGGAATACCTCTCATCTTCTGGATCGGTTGATTTATCTTCGTTTTTTAAATTAGTGCCTACTTCTGATTCTGCTGCAGAAAAATACGCTACCACGTCTACGTTGTTTTGGATGCTTCCTGACCTGACGTTCGTGATAAACGAGCTACCTCTTTCAAGTTTGTAAGGAATAGAGCCAGTAGGAGTAAGAAACTCAAGCACCCACCTCTGAGCTAACTTCTGCACGCCAGTACAGATAAGTCCGCCATTATCGTCAGACACTAGTGACTGACTTAATTCTGTAACGCCTTTATTAGGCTGGAAAGCCAGTATGTCAAACTTTCTGCCTTGGTAGTCAGCTATGGTTGCCATTATTGGCCTCTAGATATTACATTCTGCAAGTTATTGATCGACCAATTCTCAAGGTTTCCTTCACCTTGTAGAAATCGCCTATCAGCAGCGAACAGTTCTGAACGTATTGTCCCAGCGTGCCTAGTTCTAAAAGCTCTGTCCATGGCTGCTAGGTAATCGCTTTGAAATTTCATAGCTATCTTGTCGGATACGGTGCCTGGGTCTTCTTGATTCATTATTTCGTTAAAGGTGTCTACTATTTCTGATCGGTCAAAGGCTTGCTTCATACCAGTCAGATCAGTCACATCCCCGTCCCAGCCTCCCGTGCTTGTGGCTCCAAGCATCCAAACCCTGCCTACGCCGTATTCTTTGGCAGCCTCTGAGCACTTTTTATTTTGTTCAGACAAAGCCTTAACCTGGTCCTGCATGGACGCCACGATCTTGGCTTTGCTTTTACCTTCAGCCATGTGTCACCTATAACAAATTGAGGTTGTCGCGCTTATCCAGTTCTTGTTGGATTTTATTTTTGCGAATACTAATAGCAGCAGGGCTAACGCGTAACTTTGCGGCTATCTGTTGATTAGAAAGTTGTTTCTTACCGTTAAGACCAAAAGAATGTTCCATAATTAGCTTGTCTACATCACCAAGACTGTCGTAGACAAATGAATGCCATGCAGACATTTCTCTTGAACCGCCTTGCGCTCTAACTTCTGGGTCATTGAAATCTGTGTTGTCTGATCCTACCATCGGTTTTAAAACAGAACCTTCGCTAGAAGGCATTTGCAGCTTACGAACGTAAGCTATTCTTTTCAAAGACAGAGAAGTAGCGTCAGCCAATTCTGTGTCTGTTGGATCTCTCCCTAAATCGTCTTTAAGTTGATTTTCGGTTTTAGACAGGTTTGCGTAGTCTAATTGAACCTGCTCGGGAATGCTTATTATCTGTGACTGCTGTAAAGAAAATCTTTTTAATCCCTGCAGTTGATTGAAAGCGTAAGTTTTAAGTTTAGTGGCTGTAGGGTCATATTTAGGCAGGGTATCTATGAGTATTTTTTTAGCCCTACTTCTGATAATAGGGTTATTAGATCCTCCGTAAGTTTTAACAGCGTTATCGATAACTGGGTTTAAAACTTTAAGAAGCTCGTCGTTAGTTTGTGGGGTTGGAGACTTTTTCCAGTTATCAAACGCTTGAGCGTACTCTGGCTCTATGGCCATAGGAGTAGCCTGCTCAGGAGCCTTAGGTGGCCTGGGACCACCAGTTGGCTGAGTAGGTTCAGTTACTCCTGGCAATTTATAATATCCAGCCATAGTTATTAACCTGTATGGAGTGGAGAGCCTAGCCAAACTGTATCATATAGAGGATTGCTGACTGATGTTATATCTGCGTCTTTGTTTTCAATTTCGCTACGTATATTAGATAGTGTAAAGCTAGTTGTAGCTTGAGAAGCTATTGCGTCTATGCTAAAAGACACCTGGTCAACCATTGCGTATACAGGGTAATCAAAAGCATCTTTATTAAGTCTGTTTTCGCCAGCGGTTTCTACTTTAACCGTAGCTCCTGGAGCTATGTCCAATCTGAATTTTCCAGTTATGCTTCCATTTCTGTGCTTGAGGACCTCATTAGAGTACACGACTTTTGCATAAGCCGTGGCTATCTGCAAATACCCTTCAGCTTTTTCTCTGAGGTTAAAATTTTTAGCTTTGTCTTTAACTTCGGCTACGGCTCTGGCCATGGTGCCTTGCTGCCCGTCAAATCTTTCAGAAGGCAAACCTGCGGACAACCAATCAGGAGCGCGTTGTATTACTATCATCCCTGGAGATTTTTCATGTCGGCTAGATAGGTAAACAGCTGAATTTAACCACTCAAATTCTCTGCCGTTGCCTTCTTCTGGCACTCCGTTGATGGCATTGACTAAACCTGAACCCGTGGACATCGCTACTTTCAAAGCAGCTCCACTAACGAATTTTGGCATAGCCGTAGTAATGTCGTAGCTTACTACTTCTGTGGCGTATACGGTCTTGTACGGCCTGTAATAATTATTCAACACAGGTGCTACCCAAGCTCTGGTTATTCCAGGTATTATTTGAAACATAAAAGAAGCGGCAAAACCTACTAAGTTATCCCAAAACGTAGTGCCGTCGAATGTAACTAAAGTTTTTGACTTTAAAACATTGACTATGTTTTGTCCTATTATCGGTGTAGAGGCTGTTTTTCTAAATTTTATTACTGGATAGTCAGCAGCTCCTGGAGACGCAAACCTAGCAAACGCCGCTAGAGCTGCATTGTTTTTAGCCGACTTAAATATATTGGGAATAAGACTCTGATCTTTTAAAGTCAGTACAGCTAGTTGTTCCATACTTATGGTGTTAGTGCCTGCTATGGCTATAAAATATTTTTTAATATTTTCCCACATGTCTTGGATAATTTCTTCAGCGTTAATTAACTTATCCGCCAAAGTAGTGTGTATACCTATGGCACTTTGGGAGACTTCCCCTGTAGTGCCTGTAGCTGGGAAGTACATGTTAAACGGAGTGCCAGGCTGTAAGTCTGGTGACAGAGCTGTTGAGTTGTTCAAATCTGACAACCAATGCTCCATAGAAATGATGTACTCAAGTCCAGACCCAGACTTTCTGTAACCAGACCCAGACGTATAACCTTCAAATAGTAAAAATGGCTTTCCATTAAACGCATCGTCTTCGTTTATTTGAAGACCTGGAGGCAGGGCTTCATAGCCGTTTGTTATTTGCGCCCAAACTTTGGCTTTGGTTCTGTATACGATTTTGTCAACGATGAAGTGTATGTTTGAAGTAAGAGCTGTGTTGGGCACAGCGCTTCCCAGCGCTATAGCAAAATTTGCCTGAGGTATGGCGTTTCTGCCAAACTGAGCTGAGCCTCTAGTAATGTCTAAAGCAACATCGCCAATACCTGGGACGGTTATTTCCATCCAGGCTCTTACGCTTTTTTGCTTAAAACCTCTAGAACTCACGATTTGATTCTCGCTTCTTCTATTTTGTAGGCTAGCCCTAACACCACAGCAGTAACGCGATCCACCAAATCAGTGCCTCTGTGCCAGTAGTCTTTAAATTTTTTATACTCTGGCAAGTCTCCAGAGAATAAAAAGTCTATGTCTATGTCGGCTAGATTTTTAAGATTAGCCAGCACTACTCCAAGGTCTAAAGCAGGCCTGCTTACGTACTCTACATACCATTCGCCTACTGAGTCACTGCTCAGGTATATATTTGCGTTTAGTTCAGATATGTATTTAACTGGAGGTCTGTACCCGTTAGAGCTTGAGCCGACCTGAGTAAATTGCGTGAAACTACCGTTAGCCAAATTAGTTGCGGTTATCTGTGTGTTGTTTGTTTTGAGGCTATACAGTCCGTAACATACGCCTTTATTGTCATCCGATGACAAGCTGCCAGCTAAAAAAGCTTTTACGTCTTCAGAAGAATCGCCCGAAGCTGTTTGTAAAGTCGATCCTTGCTGAACATAAGTAGAGCTAAGCCTATTTGTTACGTTGGTTATTATCAGCTTTCCGTAACTGCCGTCTACAGTCTTATCGTTAAGACCGAAAACCGTGCTTCGGGAATCGAACTTCAGGCATTCTTTAAATAAGCTAGAGACCTCAGCCGCTCTAAGCAGCTGGTGCAGTCTCCAGTTCTTATAGGCTCTGTCTGGATTCAACCCAAACAAAACACACCAAACTTTTTTTAATTCAAACGGCAGTTTGATAGCTTGAAAGTCTGGAGGCACATACTCTTCTAATGGGTACCCAGCTCCAGGTTTATTGGAACCGTTTTCGTTTAGAAGTAGGGTTCTGATATGGTTTATCATTGTTATGTCCCTGGCATGTAATAGAGCTTCAGGGAAAAGGCCGCAAACATAGCCGCTGGATCCGTGATTGCCACGTTAAAAGAAGCTAGGAAAGTTTTAAACGTTCTAGTCCTGGCTGCTGCGCCTCTAGAAAACGATACCCAAGTAAATGTTATAGGCTTCAAACTGTTAGACACTTTGTTTCTTGAAAAAAAGTCGTATATGGCGTGTACGCCTGACGCGCCGTCACATTCAGGGTTAAGAAATGAAATACCTCCTACATCTAGTTCCGACATCTTGTCGCCAAAGGTATATAGGTAAGTAAAATTACGCAACGTGGTTAAAAATTGAAAATTACTTGATTCATTAACAGTAGTTGAAGTTACGATGCATCTCATTGAATCGTAAGCTTTGCCAGAGGACAGTTCGTCTCCAGCAACGGCTCCTTGAAGCCTAACATAAAATCCACTATCGACGGATTTATACATCACCATAACTGAACCTGGTGTGCTCATAAATACGTCAGGAGTTATGGCCGCTGTTTTCACAGCTTATACCTCTTACGGGTTTTGTGCGGTAAGAACCATCGCGCCAGTAGTCAGTTCCATGGTTCCGCTGAACTGAGTACCGTCTGCGAATCTGACTACTTGAGGTTTAGCCTCGGTAGAACTCTCAGCTTTCTTGTCTTGCGATTTTATAAACTTGTCCATATCCAAAAACCCAGTTTTACGGAAATTCATAATGTTAGTATCTAAACCTTTTACTAACCTCTTGGTTTCGTCGGTCTGGTTGTCTAGGTTTTTGCCCTCAAACATTTCTTGAATTTGAGCTTGGTTGAATCCAAGCTTGGTTAAAGTGTCCAGAGAGGCTGTGGTTTTTGCCACAGCTGCTTTCACACCAGGACCAGCTTCTGAAATTCTCTTTACGTCTGTGTCTGATAAGGTCTTGCTTGGATCCAGTTGTTTTAGCAGTTTGTTTAGCTGGTTGCCTGGATCTGCAACTATTTCTTTTAGCCTGCCTATTCTTTCCTCTTCTTTTTTCATTTCTTCTGGCGTCATAACCTGAAGACCGTATCTAGTAGCTTCACCAAGCTCCATACCTAAGTTACGAGCTACGTCTTTTATCATTTCAGACGCGGCTCCTGAAGAATCTCCCATAACGTCGGCTACAGTAAAAGTGCCGCCGCTAGCTTCAGCTATTCTTGTAGCCCTGCTGAACATGTCTAATGACTGTTTGTCTAAATCTTTTTGTTTTGAAAGAAGCTTTCTGGCTTCGGCTTGCTGGTTGGCAGTCAGATTGCTCTTGAAGTCGCCCATTACACTTTCGACAGCATAACCCCGCGACTGAGCATGCCTGGCTATCTTTGCTTTGACAGCGCCTAGTTTTTTAAGAGCTGCTTCTTTAGCTTTAGGATCATTACCTGCTGCTGCCAGCTCAGCTCTGGCGTCCTGTAGTTCTTTTGTGATGCCTAGTCTGTCCAAGTCTGCGATGTCAGCAGCTGATGCACCGACGTTCTTCAAAATGTCTTTGTATTCTATTTTCCCGTCTTTAGCCAAAGTCATTAAGCCTTTTTCTACTTCATCTCGGCTCTTTCCTAGATTTAGCGCCTCTCTTCTAATAGCGTCTACACCAGCTACCCTGCCAGCAGCGGCTAATCCAGCTGCCGTGGTGCCAGCGTCCATACCTTCAGACATTTTACCTACGTCTGTCAGACCTCTAGTGATGTAGTCAGCCGTTTCTTTGCCCATCATGCTGAGCATGCCTACATCACTTTGTAGAGCCTCGGCCATAGACATGGCCAAGCTGCCTGCTTGCTTAGCGGTACCGCTAATAGCAGCAGAAGTCATAGAACCGATTGTGCCTCTATCAAAATCTGTTTTTGCTTGACCAAGCCCCATCAGACGCATGCCGCTGGAAGCGTGTACACCAAGTGAAGTAATGCGGTCAGTTCTGAGGGTATTTAGTTTGCTTATAATATCTTTTTCGCTGAGTGGTTTTCCGTCTTTATCCCGCATAATAGTATCAAGCTGACCTGGTGTTAACCCGTACGCTGTCTCTATCTCTCGCATTTCAGCAGCTAAATTTTTATTTCCTTTTAAGTACGCAGTAATTTTACCTTCGTCTTGAGCCACTGCTCTTTTGTTGAGCATTTTTGCTGATTCTAGATCTCCTCTTATGCCAGCAGCCTCTGCCATCTCTAGATCGGCAGTGCCAACGCCTCCCAGCATCTGGAACAAGGCGTCTTCAATGGTCGTGTCTTTATTAGCACCCAAAAGAACATCGGCAAACCTTTGCATAGGTGTGCCTCTGTTAAGCTTGGCGAAAGCGCTCTGTTGTCTTGAGTCAGCTTCAGCCTGTGCTCTATTTCTAGCCGCTTGAGCCCTATTCTCCGTGTTAACTAAAGCAAGTACTTCGTTGCCTTTGCCTTTGGCCCTCTCACCGAACGACCCTGCGCCCTTAGAGACAGCAAGCCTAATCTGGTTTTCGTCAATTCCTGGGAACTTGTCTTTTATTTTCTTAACCAAGAACTCGTAGTTTCCTGTAGAAAACTGACCAGCCTCATCGCCAGTCATGTTCATAAGGCCTTCTGTGATGACCTTACGCATGTCTCCAGCTTGATTTATATTCAACCCAAACTCAGTAACCATGTTTGGCACAAAGCTAGACGCGATCATGCCTTCAGCTTCAGCTACTTGTCCAGCTTCGGACATGGCAGCCAAGCCTGGAGTTCTGAACATCACGGCTTGATTGGCGTTTCTTTGAGACGTCATAGTGAAGAAATCGGCAGCTCTTATGCCGTTCCTGTTCAACATAGCGCCGATCTCTTCTGGGCGCATGTGCTTGGCTGTGCCAGCTTTTACTTGCTCGATGTAATCAGCTACTTCTTTATGCTTATTGGGGTCTATTACGCCTGCTTCTGACATTCTTATCAAAGCAGCATAAGAGTTTGCAAAAGGACTGTTCAGCCCAGCAGCCTGAGCTTCTCGGCTAAAAGCCAAGGCTTTTTCCTTATCCATAAGGTTAAAGCCAGTAGCACCTCCGAAGTTGGTCGCATACGCCTGCGCGAAAGCAGCTGAGTTAGTTGCAATTCCAGTAGCAAATGCTCTGTTTAGTCCATACCTGTCCCCAGCCTGCCCAGCCATGCCGATGTTTGCCATCATGGCGTCTAGACCCATGCCAGTCATCTTCGACATATTGGCAGCATTTCGTACCATGCGCTCTACATCAGCGGGGTTCATGCTGCTTAAATTGTTTTGGGTAATAGCCTGCAGGGCATTGAAAAGTTCTGCCATAGGCGCGTCTGAGCGCCCGTTCTCACCAAATATGTCTTTCATGGCGGCTACTGCGCCAGACATGGCTTTGATTTTGTCTGTAATTCTGTTGGCTTCAAACTGCTGTACTTTGTCGTTAAAGTCTGGCGCTTCAACAAGATCCTGCATTGTTCTTTCTAGCTCGCCTGGTCCTGCTGGACCTACGCGTCTATTCAGCTGGTCTTGAGCGATTTGTCTAATAGACCTAGGAGCAGACCCTAGTATGCCTCTACGCGCCATCTCGTCAAACATAGAGCCAGCCTGTCCAGCTGTAACTCCACGCATTTCGCCTATGTCTCTTCCTTCAGCGAACAAGTTATTAAATACTTGTTCTGTTATTGTCTTTACAGTATCTCCGCGCATACCCACGGTGCCAGTGACAGGATCTGACACGTATCTTGAGCCAGCCGCCATTCTCTGAGCCATTACCGCCGCCGACCCTCTTGAGCCGTGCATGCGGTCAACAAAGTCTGGTGCTATCTGTGTAAGCATTGGCATAAACATGGCCATGTCGCCAGCCATTGTCTGAGCAGCCATTTGCTCACGCATACCGAAAGGAGTGCCCGCTAGGTTGGCGAAACCCCTAAACATTTGTTCGTATGTTTTTTGATCCAGAGCCGAGCCTCTGGCCATGGCTTGTTGCTGCATATCAAAAGCAGCGCGCTGCCTGAACTGATCGTATAGATTCATCTGGGGCATAAACTGGCCAAATTGCCCCATGTTACTGCCAAAAATATTAGGCAGTATGCTCTGCATTAGCCCGTTGACTAACATGGCAGAACCGCCAGACAGACCTAATGCCTGGGCTACATTAAAAGTCTGGGCTGGTGTGATCGGGGAACCTGAAAATACGGTCCCTGGTCCACCAAACATTTGTTGAATGTTATTCACCTTTCCAAATCCCCAGACGTTTTTGTCTTGCTTCTTCTACCTCTGCCTCTACTTTCTTTCTGAACTCTGGGTCGTTCCAATCGCCAAATTCTTCTTTATAAGCGTCTATCAGCTCTCTATATGCATCATAATTCTTTCTAGGTTTCGTGTCTCTAGCAAGCCAAGGCTGCGATAGCTCGTCTATCACGTCAGCCATTTGGTCAAAACTGGAATAAGCAGACTTTACTAGCTCTAAATGGGGACTGCTGCAAATAGCTGAAGTTTTAAGCAACCTGAGTTTTAACAACTCAATCTGCTTAGTGTCTTGATACGCTCTAGCTATCCACAGCAGCCTTAATTTCCAACGGCGATCAAGTAGAGCGGCTTTTGAGAAGTCAAAACCGTCTGCTGCCATCCTTACAAGTAAGGATGCTACTTGGTCGCCTTCCAAAAATCCTTTGATTCTGCCATAGCCTGCAGTTTTTCACACAACGAATTAAACTCTGTGTAAAGATGCGTAATTGTGTTACGCATGGCTTCTGTAGGCATAATTTGACTAACTAAATCATCGAATAGCGCAAACAACTTGGTGTTAGGTTTCTTGTATGAAGCCTCATCTACATCGATGTCATTAATCGGCGGAATTTCTATTATGTTGTCAGTACTTTCAATTTTTTCTATACCCATAACAGCTCTATAGGCCATAAGCGTACGCCAGTAAAAACTGGTATCGCTAAGTATTTTGGATTGCAGGTCGTTTTGGGCGTCAACAATCAACTGTTTATAAGCCGTATCTGACTCTGCTGTGGTAAGAGCGCGAAAAGTTATGTTTAACCTTCCACCAAACACAGAATAGACTTTCTTAAAGCGTATACCTCCAAGTATCGACTGGACGAAGTCTAGTTTGTCCTCATCAGACACTTCTGTAAGTTCTGTCTTTGTAGTGTCCCATCCGCAGTGGGGACACATAACTGGCCCAGGTGACACCAGACCAGAACCAACACCTTCGGCTATGGGCGCAGCCGTAGCTGTTTCTGAAGTTTTTTGTTCTTCTGGTTTTTTGGTAGAAGCAGGCAACAAGTCATCAATGATTTCTGGTTCTTTAAATATTTTTGGATCTAAAGGTGGATCAACATAAGCAGGTTTGTTGACTTGTTCTTTTTTCCTTTCTTCAACAGCTTCTTTGATAAAACCAACGATTTCCTTTTTCTTGTCGTCTGGTAGTTGACTGAAGTCAACAGGCTCTGGGATATGCAAAGGCTTATCAACCTTTGGCATTTCAACCTTAGACGTTTCCTTTACAACGTTGTGAATCTTTTCAGCAATATTAGCTGGAAGATTCTCAGGGTTGTCTACAATACCCAACTGTTTTAGCCCTTCTCGTTCTACTTCTGTAAGGACGGTGCCTGGGCGCATCATGCCAGGCAACCCAGCATTTGACGGTATGGTAGGCTTTGCTGGAGCTGGAGGAGCAGGCAGCTTTCTAAACGAATCTAACTTTCTGACAGGCTTATCCATGACAGTCCTTTCTTAGACTTGTACGGTGGCTACGGCTTCAGGGCATTCGATAAACCTTTGATCAACAATAGTTATTTGTTGAGAAACAATAACTATTGGTTCTTCTTTAACTTCTGGAGGAGGTACTACGATTTCATTTCCGTCTTTGTCGTAGTAGGTTACTTGTTGAGCTTGCTCAGTCATTACTGTCCCTTTCAAGCTATGACAGGATAGTTGCCATCAGCGGTTACAGCCTCTGGCAGTTCAGCCAGCGATGCCTGTTCATAATCTGGGCCTGCTGGTATCGGCCCCAGACCATTATTACCTTTAACATACAGACTGGTGTTAATTTTTCTATAGCTCTGCCCAGTCCAAGCGTCTTCTCCTGGAAATGGATATGTTTTGTTTTCGTTTGCTTGTACTGGTTTTTCAACCCAAACGTTAGTGGACTGATTGTTCATCCTAGCCCGTTGAGCCCAACGGCTTTCATAAAGCATAAAGTCAGATACTCTGCTTTGCGCAGTGCTTCTGAACGAAAATCCCATAGTTTTAATTACAGTGTCGTTTCCTACACGCTGTTTAGCGTACAGATAGTCAGTGAATACGCTTTTATATACTTTTGTACCTTCCTTGCTTGTTTCTTTGTTTTTCTCTTTGATGTCTTCATACACCTTCCCGATAATTTTTTTACCTTCTTCGTTTATGTTTGGCACCAACCCTTCAGAAAATTCAGCAATTATATTACCATTCGCTATAATCACATCCCTGTTAAAAACGGATCCACCGCCAAATACTGAGTAGTCAGAACTCAAAGAAACAAACCGACCAGAAATTATTGTTTGTGCTTTTGTAAATACGTTAGAAGCCGTTACATCACCTGGCTGTCCGAAATAGGTTACAGTTGAATTAGTAACGTAATTCATCAGCTCTCTTGAGCTGGTGGTTATGGTGCCTTTGCCTTTTGCTGCGTCTAGAACTATTGAGCCGTAGTCCGAGCCTGCACCTGAGCGCAAATACAAGTCGCTACCCATGCAAGAAACCATGGATGACGATTTTATGATTACTCCGTTAGATATTACTTCAGATCCTGTCTTGCTGTAGTCTTGGTCTGGCTGTCGGCTCTTGCTTTCTAGAAGCAAAGCTCCAGTTCCAGAATTGCCAGCCAGTATTTGAGCATGCCTTTCTGCTTTGATCCTCACATCTTCATTAGTCGCGGATATTTCTACGTTACCGTTGGCTTTCAGTATGGCATCTCTACCAGCCAGGCTAATGAGGCTTCTGCCTGGACGCAGCACTACGTCTCCTGGGCAGCTTATTTCTATGCTGCCGCCTCCCATTCTTATTTCTTCGCCAGCAGGCCCAGATATTACGACAGTCCCGTCTCGAAGAATACCTACCATGCTCAAAGTATGGTGGTAGTTAGCTTGCTCTCTGTGATCTACGGTTAAAGGTGTAGCCTGAGGCTTTGTTAGGTATTGGGAAGAAGAAAGTTCGTTGTATCCCTGTGGTAATTCTTTCAAAGAACCAGGAAGAGTGGTCCAGTCTCTTGTGTGATAGTGGAAAGGATGCTCAGACCGCCACCTAACGCCGTAAGCAAGCTCATCGTCGGCTACAGAGGCCATGTGAGGGCCGACCAGCGTGGTAGCACCTGCTGGTCCTTCTTTTATTTTTTGATTTGATTCTGAAGAGCCAGCTGTGTAACCAGCTGGCGAATACCCGTCTTCTCTGTTGTCGCCTGTTTTGTCTTCTGGAAGTCGTATCTGTACAGGGCTTACAAACGGAGGCACGTGCGCGAATAGCAGTCCCTGAGCAGATACCATGTGGTAATTGCCGTCCATAGCCAAATGTTCTTCCCACACAGTTAGTGGGTTAGCTGGATTTGGCAAAGAGTAGGCAGTACCTGTAGTTATTTGTGGAGGTATTACAAGCTGCTGTTTAAAGCCTTGACCCAAGAATCCGTCAAATCTTTTAAGTCTATGAAACGGTATCTGTCCCTGGACCAGCAGATCAGTAGTAGCAAACTCAGACTGAGTCAGCTGTACTATGGTCGAGTCTCTGTTTAGGGACAGTTTTCCTGGAGTGAGTCCTCCAAGAGACTCCCACAGATAAGGGCTATACCCTGTTATTACAGACAACTCGTCTTCATCGTCTAAAGAGTATAAATCCATAGCTGCAGATCTGATCTGCAAATTATGGCCGTGCATTCTTACAAGCTGGTCATGCCAGAAAGCCCAAAACCCAGCGTTTTCATCTGCACGCATGAAGGCCATGAAAGGATCGGAAAAGAATCCGACGCCCGTCTCGGCCATCTTGCCCCATTCGCCTATAGCAGTTTCATCTATAGGCGATCCGCGAGAAAACCTAAGCAGCTGAGGCAAACGTTGAGAATAGTGTTTAAGAAAACCGTCAACGCCTAAAGTGTTAACGGCGGCTTGGCTTATGTAGTCGTGTACGTCTTTTTCTATTCCTAAGGAATAACCATTAAAAGAACCCAGAATTACGCCAGAACTGCTTGAAGTGTTTAGTATGGCGTACACTCTGGTGCCTGGAGCCATTGCGCCTATGGTGCGCACACCAACTATGGCAGCAGAGGTTTCTGCAAGAAGCTCGCAGGCCACATAGCCAGAATCGTCTATTTGAACGTTGTACCAGCCGTAAACCGACAGGCTGTCTATTACGGTTCCAGTTACAAGTCTTAAATTGCTATTTGTAGTCTGTAGATTAGACGACAACGTCCCGAAGCTGTCGCTCTTCGGGACGTTGTAATCTGTGTACCCTACTGAAGCTACTTTAGTTTCTAGATGTCTGATTCTTTCCTGCATCGACTGCAGATAAGCTACCAGATTGAAACTAGTACCCCCAGTTTTTGCTACTGCCATCACACCCTCATCGGGTTAGTTCGACCTCGACACCTGACCGCACATGCACTGAACATTCTCGTTGATGAGCATGTCCTGAGCTGCAACGGAGTAGCCTACAGAAGTTGCCACTACGGCGTCAGCGATAATTTCAATATTAGCGCCAACAGCCCCACCAGCGTCCTTCCAGTTACAGGCCGAAGAGCCCATAGTGAACTTGAGGCGGTGAGAAGCTGCGTCACCTTGGCACACGTTACCAAGACGCTGCAGCAGCTCCAAGGCCACAACCTTAGGACCAACGATTCTACCGAAGCCGATAGAGCCGTTGGTGCGGCCAACCACATAGTACCTGTTGGAGCTACCAACTTCAAATACCTGGTTGACCTGCTGGTTATAGTTCACAGTCAGGTTCTGGACTAGAGAACCTGCTGCGTTTCCTCCCATGTCCCCAAGCTGGAGCTTGGACCTGTCTGCCGCGAAAGCGCCAGCAAAGGGAGAATCTTCGCGACCAAATACATCAGCCATCGATATAACCTCCTCAGGTTATCAGATCACAAGCTTAAGCTCGATGTTGTTGAGAGGATAGGGGATAGACAAGTCAGCTTCGATCACAACGCGATCCTTGTACAGAGCGTGCTGACGGATCTGGATTACAGTACCGTCGATTAGCTGAGGACCAGTTCGGGTTGTGCCGTTTGACTTGAGGACCAAAGTCACTGTTTCAAACAGGGACTTCAGGATTATGAGCATATCGTCGGTCACGTTGGAACGACCGATGTATGGCTCGTATACGTTCTTGTACTGGTAGGAGATGGAGTCCACGTTAACGCGGACCATTTCCTCACGGCTGTTAAGGTCGGTTGGATCGCTGGTTACAGCGTGACGGTTGAAGATGTTACCGTCAACATCCTTGTGGATGATCCAGCCGCCAGACTCAGCGATTTGGTTTAGCTGGCTGCCGTTAAGACCGCTGATCAAAGCGCCAGTGTCGTCTATACCAGACAAGGTGACGTGGGTCAGACCTTGCTGAGGAAGGACACCAGAACGAAGACCAGCAACAGCGGCTGCTGCGAAGTAGCCTGGGAACACTGCGCCGTCCAGACCAACGGTGCTGTTGGCTACTACGACGATACGGCGGTCCTTGTGCTGAGCTACCTGAGCCTTGGCCTCTAGAACCTTGTCAGCACGGTTCAAGGTGCGCCAGATTTCCACACGCTGGGCCACGGTGATGGCAGAGGTGTGGCCAGTGGCCAACCTTACTGAACCTTCAGACAGCACTTCGTCAATGACGAACTCGCTGTAGGTCTCGTTGCCGAAACCGTCAGTGCTGAACAGGAAGCGAGCCTTGTCGCCTGCGCGTACACCGTTGGTGACGAACTTGGCGTTGTTAGCTGGTACGAACAGCAAGGTGTACTGAGTGCCAGAGGTGGTTGGGTCGTCAGACAGCTTGGCCAGAACAACTCCGTCATCAGAGCTGGTGGCTGGGCTTACTACGGCCTTCTGGTCAGGTACGTCGATGCTGAACACGCCAGCCTTGTAGTTGCCAACTTCTGGGGAGGACTCTGAAAGAATCAGAGACTTCCAAGCAGCCAACACAGTGCCGTTGGTGGTCAGAGGTACTAGGTTGTAGATCTGGGTCTGGCCGTCCAGAATTTCCAGAACGTCCAACCAGCTGTCTACGTCGTTAGGATCGGCAACAGCTGAGAAGTACACAGGCTGGTCGTTGGCGTTGACCAGAGCTTCGTAGACGCCCCAGTATAGGGGGTTGTCTGGGCTGGCCTGACCGAGCAGGGTGCCGATTTCAGAAATGTTGGCCACGCTCTCAAAGGCGTTGACGTAGTCAGCCAACCAAGCGCGATACTCTACGAAGAGAGTGCCGCCCTTCAGAGGAAGAGGCTGGGGAACGCCGCTGTCAGTCCAGCTATCGTCGTACAGAAGGATGCCAGACTGTACGGTGATCTCGGTGTCTGAAGTTGTATAAGCTACGTTTGGAACGTCAGCGTCTAGATTCTTTTCAATCTGCAAGTTCTTGCGGATTGAAAGTTTCAGGTCGAGATCGGTAGCGGCAGCCAAAGCTTCTGGAAGGTCGTCAGCCAGGATTAGCGTCTTGACAGCGCCAGTCGAAGCAGCTGTAGCAGTGATGTAGTATTTGTCGCCCTTGCACAGAGCGGTCTGGTTGAGCGAAATGGTTACGCCGTAATTGCCTACAGGGAAAGCAGTGCTAGCTGCTGAAATCACTGTAGGACCGCTGAGGTCATAACCAGTTGTGGTGGTCACAGTTACTTCAGGGGAAGCAGCGTAAGCGCCGCCCTTGGTAACTTCCACGATATAAGTGGTTGTGGAAGTACCGCTGTAGGTACCAGCAGCTGTAGCCGTTGGAGCGGTGAAAGCCTGGTTAGCTACAACACGCCACTTCTGGCCTACAACCAAGTCATCTGGGCTGATGCCTTCTTCTTCAGCGATAGATGAAGCAGAGGTAGCGGCTCCACCAGTCAGTTCGCTAAAGGTTACTCTCAGACCCCTTGTACCAATCGAAGTAGCAACGCCTTTTGCTGAAGGCGTAATGCTGGCTTGGTTGTCTCTGCCAGAGGCGCTAGTCACGCGCAATCTAGCAGTGGTGTGGTTACCACCAACCGAGCTGTTGATAACTTCGATGGTGTAAGTTTCAGTGATGTCGCCAGATTCTCTGCCGTCATAGCTTGAGGCGTCGGCAGAAGCTCTGATAGCGTTGACCAAACCTAGGCTGGTCACGGTCACTGACAGGGTTTGAGTAGTCTTGTTGGTAGAAGCGCCTGAGGCAGAGCCGACAGAAGCGGCTACAGTCTCGCCAACAAAACCGCGAACTGAAGTATTGAGAACGTATTCGGTTCCGCTGACAACTCCGCGAACATAAGCGTGGTCGCCAATTTGCACATCTCTGTCTAGAAGAGATGCGGAGCGAGCATAGGAGCCGTTGGTCTTGAAGCTGGTACCAGCGTCACGCACGCGGTTCTTGTAGCCAGCTACTGGAGCTACTAGAGAACCTACACTGGCGGCGTTGCTGAAGTACTCAAGCAGAGCGTCTTCTGCAAACAGCTTTACGTAGCCGAAGTCAACCTGGGAGCCGACAGGGCGCTCTGGCCAAGCGTAAGCTTGGTCAGCAACGTCGTCGTATTCGCCTAGGTTGATAATTTGTTTTTCGTCTGAGTTGGCATAGCGGAACAGCTTGGCGTGACCGCCAGTGATGTGAGCACTACGGGGTGCTGCAGCAGCTGCTGTGGTTACGCTGAACTCTTGGAATACAGTTACTTGAGGAAGAACGTAAGCCATGATGCCCTCCGTAGTGTCTTATGACACACTTGCTAGCTTTTAGTTTAAGGCATGAACTTCGACAACACAATACGCTTTAACACAGGTGCTTGAGGTACCAATGTCCAATTCTCGTCTGCAACGTAGGACACAGTTACTGGAACACCGTATGTTTCTTTCCATTCTTCTAGTTCAAACAAGGAGCCTACAGAAACCAGAGAAAAGCGCTTTAAGTCCAGCTCGTCTCTGATAATTGGTCCAAACTGCATCATCTCCCTGTATACTTCTGCTGCTAGAATCTCCGCTTCTGTACCTTTTCCAGCTAAGCAGAAAAATGTATGGCTACCTGCTACTAGGATCGAATGTTCCCTGTTAGCAGAAGTGGGCAAACCCCCGTGAAGTCTGTCGTCTATGCTTATTCGCTGAGGCTGCCAATCATTTCTTTTAATTATGATTGCTAGCTTTTTTTGCGTCAAGTCAGGACGCCACTGTGTTATAGATTCAATAACTATATCAGTTGATGCTACTGCTCTCCACAATTTTCCTCTAAGTTCTTTAGCTTCAATGTTATCGGCGTTAGCAAAATGATTGATAAACCATTCCCTGAAGAATCCTGTCATCAGATGCGGTTTTGGGGCTATTGAGCACCAATTACTGTATTTTCCAGGGTCACTTACTTGAGGCTGGTCGCTCATTATACTTCTCCAAGCCCCATGATTTGACTATTTGCTCTTTAAGATCGTCACTAGGCTCCCAGTTTCTAATACTGGTGGTTGGCAGCAGCTTTTTGTTTTTTGTCTTATCGTTAAGACTGGGATCTGGTTTTTCCATTACACTCCACCCATTGGAATGTTGTAAACCACGTCTGAAAAATTTGCTTGTCTAGCAGAAACGTTGGTGACTACTGGGTAGCCTCTCATCTCTGCAGCTGAAATTATCTCATGGATAATAAACCGTCTATCACTGCCAGAGTCCACAAACACATCATAACTGTCAGGCACAGGATCTCCAAGCATTCTACAGTTGCCAAATATGACGTCTTTTTTAGTTCCAACTGCTTGAACGTTGTCCATCTCTTCTCTGTGCTGGTGCAGAGCTAGCTCCATATTTGCTGGTATAGCTGCAAAATACCCTTGAATAATTCCAGTTCCTTTACAAACGGTGCAATCGCTGTTTGTTACTTCGTCTGTTAAGTAATCTGTACAAGCGGTACAGCGAGTACCGTATCTTTTTCTTTTGAGCAAAAAGCCTTTAAGTGAAGTGTACTTTGAATGCCTAAGTTTTTCTTTTCTTAGGACATCTCTAGCCAGTCTCCAGTCTCTAAATTGAAGATTCTTTACAGCTGAAACTATTTCTGAGTAGTAGGTCCTCAAAGCTGTTTGTAGCTTTACTCTGTAGTAAAAATCCTGGCTTTGAGCGTATATTCTTTTTTCGTCGTCTTCGGCAAAGTAGACATTTTGTACAGGCAGACCTATATTCGCAAATTCCGTAGTAGGAACCGACGAAGCAGCGCCTTGTAGCGTAAATACGTGCGGACCTGGATCTGTAAATAGTCTAGAAATTACCCACTCTACTCTACTGCCTCCTGAGACAGAGTATTTGACGAAAGCCCTTTCAAAAGGGTTAATCATCGCCAACGACCTCCGTACTCGTAGCCAGACCCGAATGTACCATTCCAGTTTTGAGCGTTAAACTGGGCTTTCTTATTTTTAACCCATTGGTTGAATTCACCAACCATCATAGCGCCAAGTTGCTCATACTCGCTGGCTTTGTTTTTATCGTCTACTTGGATACCGCCTGCGCTATACGGCAGATGGTTACGACGATAGTGTTTTGCAGCTATCTGATACAAGTAACCCATTACGCCGTTTAGCAGAATAACTGGGTTGGGAAAGTTAGAAGTATCAAATTTCTGAGGAATAGGAGGTTGAGCTGAATTAAAGTGCTCAACGCAGCGCAGCGTACACTCAACTATTTCTGTGAGGTCAAATTCAAGTTCTGATAGCAAGTAGTTATCTTCTGGCGCACTGTCTCTTAAAAACACTCTTACATCGTTGGGGCTAGGCACGCCTACGTTGCGGTTCTCTAAGCCAAACTCGCCCCTGTCTACGAATAGGTAAAAAGGATAGGTAAATAGTATAGCGCCGTCTATGTCACGAAAGGCCCACTGCCCTCTGTAGATACCGTTTAGAGCTGTGACCTCAGGTTGTAGTCTGCAGCGTATAGTTCCAGAAGGCGCATCCCAGATTACGGCGTCTAGATCGTACGGCAGTTTGCTGTCAGATATATTTACAGCCTCTCTAAGCCTTCCAATAATTGAAGGCTCAAGGGTTCCAGAGCTTGAGCTGTTTGCTGAGCTACTGCTGGCTAGACTGCAATTACTTAAGTTTATAGGCCTGCCTTCTGAATCTCTTAACACCATTTCCATCACAGGACTTACGTTACGAACTGTGTAAACTGACGGAATCTTTGCCAAGATCGGATTATTCTCGACCTTGGTTATTCTTGGTCTAATTATTACTTGTTCTGAACAATCTACACTTGATGGGTCAGGCATAGCTAATCCTCTGTAGAAGTTTGGTTCATCTTATCACAGCTACAGAGCTGTCTGGTAGTTTAAATTAAAAGCCTTAACGTGCAAAAACCCACCCTCTAATTTGAGGGTGGGTTTTGCTTCCCAAGGCTGTCTTATTAGACGGTGTGGGGATCAGTGATAGAGCTGGAGTAGTCACCCCAGCAAGGATCGACATCGTTGACCACGCTGTTTTGCACAGCGAGAATCTTCGTGACATCCAGAGTAGTGTCGTAATAGTGCGGAGTTGGGGTCTGCACAATTACAAGCTTGCCGTTGTTGACAGCGTTCTGGAGCGCAGTACGATGACGCTTCTTGGTGATGGAAGAGTAAAGAGTGTCAACGCCACCGAAGTAGCTATACTCTTCACCTGACGCTAGGCGCTTGCCGTGAGGAGGTAGAAAGCCAAAAAAGGCTTCCTTTCCGCTCATGTTACGCACCTTCGTCTGAAGGCAGGTAATTTCAGCCATGTTAACCTCCGTTAGTTAGCCACATGCTGGGCTAGAGCATTGTGGTAAACAGCAAGTGCTGCTTGGACAGATGGATTAGCTGCAAGGTTCTCAGAAGCAGCCTTTACCAGGGCCTCTTCCTGTGCAACTTGTGGATTGCCGAAACCCATGGAACCCATGGCGTTTTCCAAGCTGGACGAAGCAGCGCCGATCAAAGATCCGCGAGCCTGGGCCTGCTTGATTTGCTCTTGTTCCTTGGCAGCTTCCAAGTGACTTGCGATCTTGAGAAGTTCTGCAACTTCCCCTTCGTTCTGGGGAACGATACCGAAGTCGTTTGCCAGCTTTTCGAGGAACACAGGCACGTAAACGTTCTGCATCAGAAAGCCGTGTGCCTGCTCTGGTGTGATCTGCTCTGACATTTAGATACTCCTTGTTAAGTAGGACCAAGGTAGCCGTGTTGCCACGGCTACCTTGAAGTACCTTATCATGCAAAGTCTGCACGGGCCAGAGAGTTGGTGTTGCCGATGGCTCCACCGAGGGTCTCATAGGCAAAGAACTCCAACATGTAAGCCTTGCGCTCGATGTACATGGTGGTGTCTTCGAGCAAGTAGCTCTTGCCCATGAACTTGGGATCAGCAAACAGGTACATCGAGTCGCTGGGGACCAGATCCTGCTTGATGGTGACGATCCAGTTGGCGTTCATGAAGTTCTGCTCGGACCAGCCATTCTTGAAGAGGTCCTGGCTGAAGTCGCCACCCATTTCTTCACGACCAAACTTCATGATCTCGCGGATCGTGAGGTTGTTCAGAAGAACGGTACCAGTCTCTAGACGAGAGATGGTGCGGGGCAGAATCTTGAAAGCGTCCTGGAGGGTATCACGGGTGATACCGCCGTACAGGGTTTCCCACTGAACGGTGCCAGAGTTGGGGTTAACGGTGTCGGCAGAGCCGCCGAGGCCAGCGTTAACAGCAGCCAAGAACTTGCGGTCTTCTTCAGCCAGCATGTCCTTGATTGAGTTGTCGCTTAGAACCTGACGGATGTCGATGTAATAAGTACGCAGTTCGTCAACGTCCTTCGTGAAACGAGGGGTGACGATACGGTCGAAGCTAACGCGGTAGCGCTGGCCACGAATGTACAGGCTCATCGGCAAGGTAGCGAAGGGAATGCTGACAGCGGCAGGGGAGTCTGGCTCGCGGTCAACAATCTTCACTGGCTTGTCGGTATCAACCTGACGATCAAGATCGTCATTGCTGATCTGGACAGGGGGTAGAATGCGGCGATAGAAGCCTTCTTCACGCATTCTGTAACGGGTGAAGTCATTCACTGCGTCAAGCGCACGCTTCTCCATGCCTGGGGTCTCCAGGTAGGAGATAAAGGTCTCGTTGCGTAGCTTGACATCGTCATTAACGGATGCCATGTTCAAAAACCTCCACGATTACCTTAGGGTTAAAAACTTAGTAGCCAGTCTTGCCAGGCTTGTAGACTGGCCAGAAGGACAACACGTAGTTACGGTCGCTCTGACGCTTGCGCTTTGCACGGCTCACAACGCCAACAACGGCGGTTGGGTTGGTGCTACCGCTTAGCGAGGTAGAGTTTTCCAAGGTGGTAATTCCCTGGTTGGTTAGCTTACCCTTGGTGATGGCTGCGGTGTTGTCAGCCTTCAGGTAATCGTTGGGGTTGTAGGTTTGAGCGGTATCGAACTCGGTGGTTTCGAGTTCGTAAGCGCCCTTAGCCACTAGACCAGTGAGGTTACCGTCTGGTCCGATTGGATACCAGAGGCTACCGCCGCTGTTGGTGACGTCGCTATCTGCGTTGTTTTGCAACAAGAAGATAGGCATCTGGCTGCCAGAGCAGCCAAGACGGAATTCACCGTTTGAGTCTAGATAAACTACGCGACCTGCGAAAGCATAAGCAGCGTAGGTTTCGCTTGCGCTGAGCTTGGCGGTGAAGTCAAGCGCAGCCATGTGGAACCAACCCTTGACAGCGTCTAGGGTGTGATCAAACATCTGAGCCATGGAAAAAACCTCCTGTGTCATTTAGACACAAATAAAATTAACCCTTTAGCCCCAGAACCTCGTCAAACCGCAGATCACTGGCTCGCGCCTGGGAAGTGCGCGCTCCAACGTAAGGAGGATTGGCCGAAGCCTTCTTCTCCTGGACGGCGTGACCAAGCTGACGAGGACGAATCGTACGATTCGTGTCAGCAGTCTTTTCAAGGATTTCCAGTACCTTGACTGGATCCTTTAGCATGGCAGCGCACTTTTCACGATCTTTAGGATCGATGCGCTCATGCGCGATTAGGGCGTCAACAACAGCTGGAATCAGCGCAGCAGCTTTGTGCTGAGCAGCTTCAGCTTGTTTGACCAGCTTTTCAGCTGCGTCAAGGGCAGCAGCGCTGCACTCGACATAGTCAACAACGTCTACAAGATCACTAGCCATTTAAAGGCCTCCTGTTAAGGGTCAACCAACGATTTCGGCAATGCACTTCTTGATTTCGTCGCGAAGCTTGCGCTGTCCAGCGGTCTTTGCGGATGAAATCTGAAACTTGCCACTACGAGCGCGAGCCTTGGCAGCCTTCATCAGACCAAAAATCTGATTGTTGCTGGCTTTAGCGGAAGCCATTTTTGGAGCCTCCATACCAGCCATAGCCGCTTCAGGAGGCATGGCAGCAGCTTCAGGAGCCATGCCCATGTCGCCACCTTCGGCGCTTAGAGCTGCCATGACTTCGTCAGGGCTTACGCCCATTTCAGCCAAAGCACCGAGAAGTTCGTCAATGGAACCAGCGTCGCCAGCTGGAGCGGCTTCGCCGCCCATAGCTGCTAGGTCGCCTTCGGTAGCGCCGATGTCGCCACCAGAAGCCATACCTTCATCGCCTTCTTCCTTTTCGCCCTTCTCTTCGCCTTCTTCCTTCTCGCCTTCTTCTTCAGCAGCCTTTTGAAGCTGTGATGTGAAGGCAGTCAGGTACTGGCCAGTAGCCGTAGCAGCGTCTAGAGCGCTACGAAGCATGTTTTCAGAAGCAACTTTGAAGAAAGCAGCGGTATCTTCTTCAGAAAACTCGCCACTCTGTACGGCTTGGTCGTAGCCGATAGCAGCAGCCTTCTTCTCATCTTCGTGCTTTTCTTCTTCCTTGCTTTCTTCTTTCTTGCCGTGGGTGGTTTCGCCCTTGTTAGAACGCAGTGCGGCAAGATCAGAACCAGTGATCTTGCCGTCCTTAGGGTTTACGTCAAGCTTCTCCTGATTACCGTGGAGTTCAGCTTGCTTAATGATGTTAGAGATCTTGGCGAGTAGGGCGTTAGCCTTCTTCTCGGTAAGACCCTTGAGCTTATTGAAGCCCATGGAGCTGTACTTTTCGCCATCTTCGGTCTTTGCTGGATGGCTGGTACCTGGATCGTCCTTGGTACCCTTGTAGTTGTCTTCGTTGGCTGGGTCTTCACCAGTAGCGGTGGAAGTGATGCCAACGTCTAGCTGCTGATCTTCCTGGGAAGGAGGATTGTCAGTAGCTGAGTCAACGCCGCCAGCTGGTACTTGCTTCTTAACGTCAGCGGTGTTCTCAGCGGAACGAGCGCCTTCGTTAGCATCGCCAGTCTGGTCGTCAACATTCTTTACTGGGTGGCTAGTGTCGCCACCACGGCTTCCAGCTTCGGTGTTAGCCTCAGCCTTCTTTGAAGAGGCAGCTTTAACCTGCTGTACTTCAGCTAGGAAGCTACGCAACTCATCGTACATGCTCGACATGGTTTAAACTCCTTGGAAAAAACAATCGTACAAAACCCTGCCGTGAGGCTGTTGCACTACACCTAAGTTTAATTGTCCAGATAGCAAACTAAGTCTGCAAGACTAATCTTGCAGAATTTAAGCTAGGTAGTTGGAGCGTACGGCATGCTCTTTATACCAGCCAAAATTCGAGTCATTCTTGAGTTCGTTCAAGAAATATAACTGATACGTAGCATAACGTCTAGCTAACTGCTCTGCCTCGTCAGCCGAAGCTGTCTTGATCAGATCATTAGCTCTGCCTCTAAAACTGGCAGTTTTTACACCGCCAGCTTTTACGAACTGAGACATAACTCTTCGTTCAAAGTTGTTTGTGGCTATAGACTTAGCTTCTGCAGTCTTCTTAGCCCAGCTGCTGATATTTTCTGATGGAAAAGCAGCAGAAGGATCACAAACGCTTTCTGCGATGCAGTGCTCAAGGCTGCTGTGTTCAGAAATCATTCTGCTGAACACGCCAGGAAGTTTAGCCTCTATATCGGCTGCGCTGGCTGACTTAAGAACACCATTATCGAATCCAGAAGCAGCTACTACAGCCAGCCAGTCTTTTACGCTCAGGGCAACTTTTTCTCTGGCTAGGGCTCTCCACACCTGCATGTTGGTGAGTACACCAGTAGGTATGTTGGACACGCTGGCAGTCTTATCGTTAAGAATGACCGCGTCTTTCATAGACGTTCCAAATTTTCCGTTTTCTAGATCTGATTCCAGATCGGCTAGCTCATAAGCAATTTTTACAAGCTGAGCTGTTTTTGGATCCATACTGTCAAATCGAAGACTGTAAGGCATCGTTACGCCCATTTCTTCGGCAAGAAGGGCACCACCAACAGGCTGATTAGACGCAGCTTTAAGATGACCAAAGACATAAGCTATGCGGTCAGCTGGACGATACACGTCGCTAATGTCGAACCATCTGGGTTCTGGATTATCAACATGCAGCACATGTCCGTCTTCAGCAACCTTGGTTAGGTTGTCCATGCAACCGCCGTACTTACATGTTCTGTCTGTGCAGTACTGCGCACGGCTGGGAGCTTTGTTTCCACAGCCAGAGCATACGTCGTAAGGAACGGAACAGGCCATGCTTACAGCTAGCTCTTTGTTGTTAGCCAGCTTTTCCATTTCTTTGTCGGCTATCAGACCGCCGTTACGGTCTGCAGCTTCTTTTGTAGCGTTTAGAGCTACCAGCAATTCAACGCGCTTCATCGCCTCGTTGAACGCCGACATCTTGATAACGCCATAACTTTTCGCTTGATCTTTATTTTGGTGGTTGCGGTACCAGCGCGCGTGCTTGACGAACGTAGGATGGTACTTGCGACAAGTCGCAGACTTGAAGCCATCTCCGTTACGGTTTGGGCCATAGGCCTCCGTAGATCCAATAGCAATAAGATGCACGAGCTGCTCACCTGGCGCGACGTGGACATCGCGAAGTTTATCAGCGAATTCATGGCCTGCTCTTTTTACGAATGAGCGAAGGTCGTCTCCGCGTAGACCTTTATTAGACACCTTGACCATTTCGGTCTGTGCTATATCAAGGTTCTGCGCGCCAGGGGTGATGATCTTTATCATTCGTCACCTTTACTGTGGGAAGTCTGTGTTTAGCTGATCGATTATCTGATTGGCTCGCTGGTTGGATACGCCACCAGCAAAGCGCCTTAGGACAGGCACATAGCTAGCCCATCCAGGAGTGGTTTCCTTACTTAAATCTTTTAGTTTAGCCAGCAGCTGTGGGTTGTCTGCGCCAAGCCCTCTGTCTCGCATGCTTTGAATTACTGGATTAAGCTCTGCAGACGTCTGTCCAGGGGTTTTGCCAGAGAACATAGCGTCAGCTGTTCCAGCGGCTAAACCAGTAAGCCCACCTACTCGCTTACTAAGTCGGTTTGGCACGTATTTAAATAGACTAGCTGCGGTAGGTCCTGTGAACCTAGCCAGCAATCTGTCCCTTAAACCTTTTCCGCCAGGAGTGCCGATACCTAAGGCTTTGTCGGCTAGAAGACTAGCCCCTACGCCAGCAGCCCCAGTACCTGCTAAATGGGCTGCGCCGCCATAAGAACGGTTGGCTAATCCAGTAGCATTCACTCTGTCTCGCAGCTCAGCCATGGCTTTGCTGTCGCCAGAAGGTCTGCCAGTAATCTGCTCTATGGCTTTAGGGTCCATGACTAAAGTTCCAGCAGCGCCTAGACCAGCGCCGCCAAGAGCCCCTAACAAACCATGCGAAAGCATATTCTTAAATTTTTTCTTTTTCGAAAACAATCCACTTAGTGCGCCTGCGCCTAAACCTATACCTCCCCCCAAGATCGCATTCTGCGCAAGGCTTGGAAGAGCATTGTAGGAAGATTTCAAGTCAGCGTAATGTTTTTCAGCTGTGTCTTTAAGACTTTTAGCCCATTCAGGGTACTCGCCAGCCTTGATGACTCCACCAAGGCTACGAGAAACAACAGCCTTCTGAGCCAAATCTTTAGAAATGTCAGATAGTTGCATGATTATTTCCCTTACAGGCCTTTACGACGATATGGGTCAATGTCACGTTCTTTGATTTTGTTTTCCATGTCTAGAAGCTGGCTTACTTCAAATGGGTCAATAGCGCTTTGACCGCCAGCCAGTCTTTTACGTAGAACAGCTCTTACAATGCCTTCTTGCCCAGAAGCTCTGGGAGCAATTTGGCTGATCTCGTTGTAATGATGAATTACTTCTTCTGGATCGTACGAGCTGATGATCTCGTCGTTTGCCATAAGATCCGTAAGCAAAGCAGAAGTCTGCATATTACGCAGCTTTGCGGTATGCCCTGGATCTTGCAAGGCCTTCATAGCTTTGTTTTCAGCCACTTCTTTATCGAAAGTGGTCATTCCAGCTATGTCTTTAAAAATACCTTTAGAAGCTTCGTCTCTAGCCTTGGTCATTTCGCTAAGAGGGTTTAAAAAGCTTCTTTTTTCAACAGACTCCAGAACCCCATATGTTACTTGGGGGTTCTGGGCTTCGCCAAAAGGGAGGATCAGTTTCTCCATTTCAGCTTTAGTCTTTTTTTCAAAATCTTCAAACGAGGCTTTTTTCTCAAGATACTTGGCTGCTACATCCATGCAGTTGCGAACCAAGTTGTAAGGCTCTTGTTGAAAATTAACCAGAGAAAAGTACTCTCTGTCGGAGCTGGCTTGTTTAGCTAATTGTCTGTTCTTAGATTCAAGAATGTTGAACAACATGGAGGCCTGTTTGCCGAAAGTCCTCACCATATTATTCTTAACGCTAAGAAAAGGCTCACAGCCTGGCCTCTTAAAATACTCGGCAAGTTTGGTGATAGATTCCAGAAGAGTGTCGTGTAGGTTTGATACCTCGCCTCTTCTATTTTCTATTTCACGCTGCCTGTCTTTCATACCTGCATGAGCTTTCTTCATTACGCTCATGGGATCTACAGGCAGAGGAGCTACTTCTGTAACTACTTTGCCAGACTTGGTTTGCAAAGGAGGCAGAGTTTGATTAAACGTAGCTTTCTTTACCAGATCGCGGTGCCATACTGGAGGCAGACCGTATTCTGGAGAAACAACGCTTTCTGTTCTAGCTTCTGCAGCTGTCTTAACAGAGTCTGGATACATTTCTTTGAGAATGCTCTCAGCGTCTGCCAGATCAAACTCTGCAGCTTTTTCAAACACGTCATCGCAAACTTTTCGCTGAGTTTCGGTTCGCCCTGTGTTGAAAGCACTAACCATTAGGTTAATGTGCCCAGCAGGGATACCCTCAGCTGATGCGATTTTGACAATAGCGTCGTTTGGATTAACGCCATCAGCTACCAACTCAGCTACTTTTTCAAGGGCAGCTGTAAGGCGTTGCTCTGCTTGCTTGTTCAGTTTATTAATTGCCATTTGCCATAAACCCCCTATTCGTCTGTAGTCTGTTCTGGTTCTGGCAGGGTATACCCTTCAAAGTCATTTTGAACTGTTTGGCCTGTTGCGGCTAGTAGCATTTCACTAGCCCTTAATTCTACTGGTTGGCTATCTACATCTTTCATAAGAGGAAGAGTTCGATGCTTCATCGTACCAGAACCAGTAGACCAATACAAACTGTTAAACACCTTACCCAACCCTGCTGTAATTACTTCTATACCACCACCAGCAGCGGAATCTTTTTCTATCTGTCGATAAGTTTGCTCGACTGTCATAGCGCTTACAGCAGTAAAGTTATTAATCGGGTTAATTACCATGGCTTTAGAAGCATTCATATTAGCTTGAACAGGTAGAGCCGAAGCCAACAAGCCGTTTGCCTCGTCTTCCGACTCAGCGTGTTGCTTTTTGATACCTATTCTTCTAATAACCATGTCTAACATCACAGGACCGCCAAAATAACCGTACATCTTCCAAAGAAGATCAAAGTCTCTTTCAGTCAGCCCCACGTGAATAGACCTACCCACCACACTGTGAATAATCCAGCTAACGTTCTCCAATCTGTCACTAACGTTAAAAAATATCTTCTCGTATGTGTTTATTGTTTCTATGTCCAAGCTCATTTTTTGAGCTATGCTGCTGTAGCTTTCTCTTGCTAACAGTCGTGCTTCTAATTCCCACCTGTGGCTGTTTTTTGAATTATCACTATAAAAAGTATGAGCGTCGAATATGTGTTCGTTTTGCTCACATAATTCGACGCTGTCCATTTCGTCTTCTACTTCATCTAATTTTTCAGCAAAACAATATGCCTCAAATAGATGAGCGTCTATTTTAAACCTAGACAGCCTAGACCCAAGTCTTCTGTACGCTTTTACTTTGAGCCAGCGCCAATCGACTGGTCTAAACGGGCTTTTAGGTCTGAGATGGACTAACTGCATACTCACCCGACGTCAGTGTCGCCACCAATAAGCACATCCCAAGTAGAATCGCCAGATCCTTCTGGTGTAATTTGAATGTATATCTTTCTAACAGGGTTGGTGTAGGTGCCGTCCTGGTTACGGAACGAACGACCTACGCTGTCAGAAATTTTGAGAAGAGTTCCAGCTGTACCAGACTGCTCTTCAAAAACAACATACATTTCTGGCGAAGACACGCACTTCAAAGGGCCTGAGCCGTCTACATCACCGATAGATGATGACGGCTCTCCACAGCCTTTGATTGAGTTGTAAACTGTGACCTTGAAATTAACCAAGGTTCCGCCAGTCTGCTGAATTAGAAGACGCTTGATATGGGCTTCTGGAGGAAAGCCGATTTCCCAGCAGTTAGCCTGGCCTTTGGTGGCATGCAGACTGCACAGTCTTCTTTCATAGATACGCATTGGTGTCTCCTATTAGTCAGCTGTGTCGCTGAGGTCACCGCTGAAGCCTTCTTCTGGGAATGGCTCAACAGTCTTCTGCTTAAGGAACAGTACAACGTCGCCCACAGCTTCAAAAGCGTTTCTCAGAGACTCTTCCAGTTCTGGCATGTCGCGCTTGCCGTAGCGCTCTTGCATTTCATCTCCGTGCCAGTAGAAGCTGAACAGAATTCTACCAAGCCTGTCTACGCCTTTCATCAAGTCGCCAAGATACTTGTCCACGACAGAGTCACTACGAACGTTCTTTAGTAGTGAGCCGATCATGGTAGTGTCAAATACTTCCTTCTGGCCAGACTGTGCAGCTTGGTAGCCAAGAGCCATAGTCCTTGGGTCAGGCAACCGAGGGTCATAGATCTGCTCGTTACCTACCAAGTTAGCCGAAGTTGGAAGAACTGGCAGAGCTTCTTGCTGTGGGTAGATGGACTGAACGCTACCAAGCATGGTCTGCTCAAGACCAGAAGGAGGCGATGGGAAAGGAGGAGAGCCAGTGATTGACTGCATGGTCTGGTCGATTGGATCGCCAGGAGCAGCTTGCTTGGCAAACTCTACTACATATTCAGGGAAGGCCACGCGGTAGTTGACTACCTTCTTGGCCTCTGCGTTGGCGATTACAGCCTTGGCCTGCTTCTCACGCAGCATGAAGTTCTGAATCAGATGGGTCAGAGCGGCAATCTTGTCCATAGCCTTGCCGTTAATGCTGACTTCTGAGCCAGTATGGCGAACTTCCAAGCTGGAAGTCTTCTCAAAAATAGCCTTGTGTAGGTCTAGCTTGTTGCCATACTCCACAGCTGGCTTTTCGCTACGGTCGCCATGACCTTCGTAGTCCTTGGCTAGCTCGATTACCTTCATGCCCTTTGGCACATAAAACTCACCATGAAGGTTACGCATGCGCCCACCTTCTTTATTGGTGAAGTGCATAATGTCGGAGCAGCCGCAGCCGTAGCCTTCGCAGTCTACGCCATAACCCCAGTAAGTTTCCTTGTTACGATCTTCCAACTTAGGCAGGTGAGCTGGACGGTCTGCTGAGGACCAGTCCTTGAACTCTACCTTGAAGCTGGTTGAGGCGTCGTCTTCCTGAATCTTCTCTTTAACAAGGAAAGGAGTGGTTCCTTCCTTGCCAGGAGCGATAAGGATATACAGACCACCTTCTTTCATGGCGCTTGGTTCAGCGTCCTTGAGGCTGTCAAACAGCTCTTTGTATTCGTCCTTGTCTACGGCTTTTTCTCTGGTGACTAGGTTACCAGGATGGATGTTAGTCCATTTCTTCTGGGAATCGTCTAGGTCGATAACAGTGGCAAAGTTTTTTGTGCCCTTGTTACCAACTGGTCCGTTGATTACCAGAGACTTGCAGAACGAACTGGGACGACAGAGTACGTCGTATATTCCAGTTTCTGTAGGACTTACTAGCTTAAGAGGCGTTTGGACCTCGTAAGCTATTGCGGTCTCTGGCCTTTCGTCGCGAACAGATATTCCGTCTGTAAGCAGCTCTTCTTTTTCTTTATCGGTTGGCTCAAAGCCAATACCACGCTGAGCCACAGTCTTAACGGTAAGAACGGCTACAGCTGCAGCCTTCTCACGCATGACTTTCTTTTCAACGTTGCCGTTGTAGGCTTCCATTACGCCCTTAGCGCGCTTTGGTGATTCGTCTTCTTCCTCTTCTCTATTTACTTGCTTCTGCTTTAGCCACTTAGGAGCCTTAGCTTCCTTTTGAGCAGCTTCAGCCATAGCTTGCTTGATGGTGTTCAGGTCGTAGAACTTGGAAATGGCTTCCCCGATAGCTGGGAACTGCTCAATACCCTTAAGCAGGCTGTGGACTACTTCCATACCAGCTTCTTTGAGGAAGTTAGGAAGAGTCAGGCCTTCTTCTGCTAGTGGGTTGCTAAGAGCGCAATAAGCAAAGGCAGCTTCGCCAGCTTCCATACCAGTAGCTGATGCAAACTTGGCTGGAGGACGAGAGAAGGCCTGCAGGTCTGGAGACAGCACACCCAGACGCTGAAGGTTACGGTCAGTCTTGTCGCCCATTACGTTGGGACGACGCTGAAGGATGTAGTTCAGCCAGTTCTCTTTGAGAGGAACGAACTGATCCTGGTCTTTTAGATACAGAAGCTCTGTACCCTTCATGTCGCCATTAAGGAAAAAGACAGGAGCATACAGCCACTGTCCACCAACCTTAAACCCAAAGATACCAATAGCTTTGGTGTTGTCTTCGTTACGATCCATCAGCTGGAAACCGACCTCATAGTCCAGCAGTGATGGAGCTTTGTCTTTAACAAAGGCGTGAGCCAAGTTAGAGAAAGCTTGTTCAAACTGAGTGTCGTTACCGTCGCCGCCTAGAGTAGCCTTTTTCTCGAAGATGGAAATACCATCATTCATCAAGGAACGGCACTCGTTTAGATGGCGTTGTGTTTCTTTTGAAAGGGGCATAGCCGCACCTCAGATTAGTTGTTCCTATTTAAAACTCTATCGCTAATCAAAAATTGTGTCTATACCGCAGCCTTAACCTACTTTAGCGTTAGCAGTGCTATTAGCAGGTGGTTGTATAGCAGGTGTTGGCGTATTAGGCTGTATAGGCGCGTTAGTAGGAGCTGGAGTAGCTTGAGGAGCTACTTGCCCAGGCCCTGCAGGCTGAGCTGGCGGTTTAGCTTGCTGGTTGTAGTTACCGAATCCTCCAGCAGTTAACGTCTGAAGGTTTTCACCACCTCTAAACATATCAAGCATTCCAGCCATACCTGGAATGCCTGCTACAGCACCCACACCTTTGAACAAAGGAGCTGCCATGCCCATGTAAGGCATCATGGACTTCATGTCCATGCCCTTAAACATGCCAGACCCTTGGTCGTACAAGTACTTTATTATGGACATCAGATCGAACTCTGATGTCTTAACAAAGTTAGCAGCTGCTTCCTTTGCTAGTCTGTCTATTAACTGCTTGTCCATGGTTACTTCTTTGACTCTTTCTTTTTTGTTTCAGTTTCGCCAGCTGGCTTGCAGCTGTCTTCGCTGTATGGCTTCTTACCAGGAACTGGAACATAGCCTTTCCAGCAGCGAGCTTCTTTAAGTACGTTAGCCAATTTCTCAGAAGCGCTTCCGCATTTCCATTTGCGTAGAGCCTTGTTGATGCGGCTATCTGGATCGTTAGCGGTCTCCTCCGAAGTCAGCTTGGCCTTCATGCCTTTCATACGAGCGCAGAAGCTGTCTTTACGAGGACCGCCTTCAGGCTGAGGGCGCTTGATGTCGTGGCCTTGAGCTTTCAGGCTGGCTCTGCCCTTGTCGTTCAAGCCGCCAGACTCACTCTTGCCTTCAGAAGTCTGCCAGGCTGGAGCTGCTGTCTTCTCAGACTCTTCAGTTACCTTCTTCCAGTTCTTAGCGTCTGGGTAGTCCTTGTCTCCAGGCTTGGCTGGGGATTCTCCCCTTTGCCTTTTAGCATGAATATTTGCCCACAGCCCTGGCTTAGCAGCTGCGGCCTTTTCCTTTTTATCCTTAGTATCCTTTTTGGTTTCTTCTTTAGCCGTTTCCTCTTCTTCGGTAAACAGCTCTGGATAACTAGCGCGAATAGCGTCTTCTTTGGTGCGTCCTCGTAGCTTGTCATAGATTACTTCTGGCAATCCTCTAGGAAAGCTTCTAGTAATTCCTGTTCTGCGAGGATGGTTCCATCTAAAGCCCAGATAGGGGTTTACGCCAATTTCTGATCCAGGATCAGCGTTCACTCCTATTTGAAAACCTTTGTTAGGGCCTCCGATGTCTAGGCCTCCAATAGGAATAGGTAGAACGCCTAGCAGGTTTGTATACCCAAGCTCGCCACCCACACCTAGGCCTTTGGGATGTAGACCCAAGCTGCCGCCGCCCCAAGCAAGAAAAGCTTTTTTATCAGCAGCAGTCTTATCGCTAATTAGGGGTAGAGACTTCTTCAGGTCGCCTGAAGTAAGGATGCCGTAGTCTCTAAGCAGGTTAGCTGTAGCGAGAAGCTTCTTGTTTTTTTCTCTGGCAGACAGACCGCCTATAGCTGCGCCAGCGCCACCGCCAGCCAGAGCGCTGGTAGCGATGGTAGCTGGAGATCCTCCAGTTAGGTAGCTAAGAAGTCCCATTGGTACAGCACCAGCGAGGCCGTAGCCGATGGCTCGTCCTTTAGGGCTGGCTTTTACTTTGGCAAGATTTAACTTGCCAGCTGGGTCTTCGTCGGATTTGCTAGCTATTTCGGAAGCTAGGTTCTCAAAGCCACCCCTGTCTACGCCGTACATTTTCAAATCTTCGTTGGTAGGTCTGGCAATAGCTCTAGCCTGCATAAGCATGTTTAGAGCGTGCCCCATAAGAGCACCTCTGCCACCTTGGGAAATGTCAGCCATAGAAGACAGATTCAAGTTGCGAGCTTGCTTTTGAGACGCAGCCTTACGAATTTTTGGCTTTTCTTGGCTGTCTGATTCTTCTTTGGCTTTTCTTTCTGCTTCTTGGTCTTCGAGCTCTTGACCCTTACCAGCTGCCATGCCCAAGACTTTACCAGCCACCAAGCCAGGAAGCGGCATTCCCATGGTCAGACCGCCAAGATAGCTGCCGAAACCTGCTGGTAGCACTTCCCAACGTCTCTTAACTCGTTCCTTGTATTCTGGCGAGTCTTTGCCTAGAACTTCTTCAAGTGCTCTGTGACTTAGCTGGTTAGCCCTGGCTTCCTGTAAAAGCATAGACACTGGATTAAGCCCGTAGCTTACGGAATACAAATCGTGAGCTAAGCCTTTGGCTTGCCTTTTCAAAAACCCATCATCTTTAGAGCCTGGCCTTATGCCGTACAGCCTGTTGTGGTCCAAAGCGTGGCCTAGTTCGTGCTGTAGGATAGCGTGTTCGTTTGCGTATTCGCTGATAGTATCGGTAACTGGGTTGTAGTGAGAACCTCTAACCAACGGAGTAGTCAACGACGCTGCAAGAACACCAGGAGCGCCTAGCAGTTTAGAAATTAAACCTGTTTTCTTATTGTGAAAAGTTCTACCACCAACTCTCTTGTACCAAGGGTCGTTTTCGCCTCTGTTCTTCTTCCAAATCAAATCATCAATTAAATTGGTACCGCCTAACCTGACTACGGTGTCAGAAAGAGCTTCTGGATCATACTTAGCTATAGTTTCTGCTTCTTCTTTGTTTTTATTGAATTTTTCTTCATCTTTCCAGAAAATGCCTTTTCTAGAAGGGTCTACATAAGTGTTCTTTGAAAGAAGAAGGTTAGGCAAAGACCCAGGATTAACACGACCAACTGTGCTGGCTACCAATCTGCTAATTGGGCCGCCTTCTTCTACATACAAAGCTTTTTTCTGCAACTCAGCTGCCTTTTTACCCATGAATCCAGCGATAGTGTTGTATACAGGATCGATACCGCCAGCGGCTGCGCCCAGACCACCACCGAGTAGACCGCCAGTTAGAGCGCTTGAGAGCAGCCCACGCTTCTTTTTCTTGTTGCCTTCTTCGTCTTCGTCACTACCGAACATGCTGCTAAGAGCACCAATGCCTGCTCCACCTAGCATGCCAATACCCGCGCCGCCCAGTGCTCTAAGGGCGCGCAATCTGTTTTCTCTGCTTAGATTGTTAGTCATGAAGTTAGTAGCTGCTTGTGGGAGCATACCAGCTACAGTGCCTTCAAAGCTGTCTAACTTCAAAGGACGTGCGTCAATGGCTTTGGCTTTGTCAGCAATGCTTTTACCGAAACCCTTAATGTTGTCAAGCAAGCCTTGAGTTACTTGTGGCCCTAACTTGCTTGCGTTATTCGCAATGTTAGTGCCAGTCTGCACAGCTTTAGTAATGGCTGGGATGCCTAGGCTAACGGCTGCTGGAAACAAAGCTTGCTTGTCGTTCATGGTTAAACTCCAAATGTATTCCTATATCTTAGCAGTGAGTTAAACTATCTATCAATTGTTAATCAAAGAACGCCAGTGCTCTCGTTAGGCTTAGCTATTTCTTTAGGGTCAAAGCCTTTTATTTTTCCGCTTTGACCGAAACCTACAGACTTGGCTAGAGAAGGTACAAAAGATGTACCAGACTCATCAGCTATGCCTCCAGCCCACACGCTTTTTAGCGTGCCCTTCTGTAGATTGGACCCCAACATTCTTGTCATCCAATCTGGATCATACTGCAAATTGTCCAAACCTCGCAAGAAGTGAGGCTCAAATGGAGGAGGCTCTTGGTGAGCTGTAACCTCCTTAATGCCAAACTCATCTAGTTCCTTGATTACTGACGGCGTAAGCCTGGTACCTACGCTGTAGTGAAGAGTAGGTCGTTCTAGGTATCGGTTACGAAGATTCTTGGGTGCGCCAACTTGATAACCGTCTCTAGGCTTCCAGCTGCGCTCAAACATGTCATAAGGAATCACATCTTCTGGCATGTTCTCCCCAACTTCGTCAGTAAGACGAATATGGTTGATAAGCCCTCTGGAGAGAACTTCTATATTACGTCTGTTAGCTCCAAGCCCAGCATCTTGCATGGACTTCCTGAAAGCATTAACAAACTGCCTTCGGCCTTCGCCTAGTCCTTTGTGTCTTACGAACTCCGCTGGGTTTGGTACACCGTCAGTCAATATGTCCCCAGCTTCTACCTCATCTCCAACTTTGTAATTTATTGCAGCGTCAGGGTTTACGTAATGCTGCATGCCTTTGATAGTTAAAAAATAGCCGCCTGTTGGAGCTGGCTTGATCTCGTCAATCTTGCCGTCTGCCTGAGCGTGGGTAGCCCAGTACGGAGATTGCTTTGGAGATTGAATTAGCTGGTTAAGGACTTTAAACCCAGAGATGGACTTACCACCAGCCACGCCACCTGAGTGTTTGGAAGATAGAGTGCCTTGGCTGATAGGCTCGCCTAGCGCTTGCGCTGCAGCGATGCCAACAAAGTCGCCAGTCCCAGGAAGGCCGCCACGTTCACGTATTCCCACATCTCTCGCATACAGCCCACCGTCTGGTGATCCCATAGCTACAGGACTTCTGACAGCTATTCTCTTAACGCCAAGGTCTTGAATAGCCTTCATTACCTTGGGAGTAAGAACTGTATTTCTTTTATAGGGACCCACTGGAATAGCTAAAAGAGCGCCTTCGTTATCTGGGTCGTCTACGTCTACTGGCATGCCTCTGGTAGCCGCGTACTCGTCATCTTCAGCGTCCCTGCCTGTGACGATTAGTCTGTGGCCTAGCTGGTTAAGTTGTTTGGAGAAAAACCCAGAGTGCTGTACAGCAAACTTGGTATCTACCACACCCTTACGAGCGCCGAAGCTGCCAGCAAAGTACTCAGCTGGAGTAAGCCCAGAGCTAAACGAGTTAAGCACTGGAATAGGAATGGCTCTATCACGGTGATCGGTGTAGAGCAGGTCACCGCCACGTAGAGACTTGAGGTTACCAGGTTTACCTCTAGAGCCTGACAATACCTGAAGAGCCAAGGGGTTCTGCTCAGCCTTGGACTCTTCCATAATGTCTTTTTCTAGCTTTGACTGGTAGCCGAGCACAGTCTCGATAATTTTGTCGTTTTTAGCCTTATCGTCAAGAAGTGGGTTGCGCTGAATGTCTCGAACTTTAGCTTTTATTTCTAAATTAGCTTTCTTAGCTGACACAGCTGTGCTGAGAGAGTCCAAACCAAACGAGAAGCCACCAGTTGTATAGGCTACATCTCTGCCTACATCAAACATTTTCTTTAGAACTGGTCTGTAGTTGTCTGGATCGTTCTCTGCTATGTCCTGAAGAATTTTCTGTACGGTCTTACCGTCCATAACGCGATTGTAATCGCGGTACTTCTCTGGAAGCGCCTCGTTTACAAGGAGTTGTCCTATGGTGGCTTTAACTGGCATATCTGTGTACCCGCGTGTAGTATTTAAGCCAGAGCTTGAGCAGCTTCTTTTTTACTTATTATGCCAAGAGCAACCATAGCCTGAACACCAGCAATTGTTCTTGGATCTGTTAGAACAATCTCGTCAGCTGCCAACATCTTGTCATACCACAATTTAACTAAGTCGTTTGATTTGGTGGCTGTAACTACTTTTAGTTGAGTTTCTTGGCTAAACCTTTCCATAAACTGCAGTGAAGACAGCTTCTCTACCCCACTAGACGGTGGGGCAGGAAAGTCTAGACCTAGCAAGTCTATTTGCGCTTCGCACTCTTCTTCGGTAGCAGCTTCAAAAATGCTATGTATCGATTCAGTCAACCCTTCTGACTCAAATAGTGATATAACAGTGCTGCCGTCGTGAACAAGACGCCAACTTTTTGCTGGACCAACTACAGGCATCGCTAATACTCCGTACTAGTTGTGCGTTACAGTACAGCCTCTTGCCACCAGCGTCGCCTTGGCAGCAAGACCTGTGGCTGAAGGGGTAGCGCTTGTACCACCAGATAGGTTAACCGTTCTGCTGCTATAGGCAGGGTATGGAGCGTTGTTAGTTCCATCCATATAAGCCAACGCTACGAGAATGCCATCGACAGAAGCTTGGTTAAGCGCAGCTCCTGTGCATATAAAATTACCGCCATAATTCATTGGAGTTTGTTTAACTGTAAAAGTCGTCAGGGCAGCGCAGTTTGTTACATTGAAAGAAATGCTATTAGACGCGCCAGCAAATTCTAAGTTAGGCAGGTTTATAGTTGTCAACATAGGTGAGTTTGTTACAGCGAACTGGCCTCCGTCAGTAGTGTAGCCAGTTGGAGTAGTTGAAGAATTGTTTGCCCAAGTAGGCTTCACCAGACCCCATTTTGTAAAGCTAGGTAAGCTTATAGTGGTTAAAACATTAAACGTTATTGGACTGTTCTGCCCTGCGCCAAAAGGCGAATTAAGTGTTTTTTTCAATAATGGAAAATTCATAGAAGTGAGGTAAGGCGCACTTGCCCAAAACCCTGTTGTGTAGTTAGCAATGCTGCCAGTGTACAGCAACTTAGGAAAGTTTAGAGTTTGAGCATAGACATGGTTAAGAATCATACCTCCAAAATTATGTAAAAGCTCAGGAAAAGAAATGCTTACAAGAGAAGAAGACGCGCCGAGGTAAATTGAATCTGCTGCTTTTAACTTAGGAAAATTAACAGTAGTTAAAGACGGAAATAGATCCGCTGTGCCTGCAAAATTGGTAATTTGAATTTCGCCTAATTCGGCTTCTGGTGCTGAAACCGACTGCACTACAGAATACGTGTTATACAAGTATACTTTGCAAAATTTTGCTTTTGGAATACTTATGTTTTGAATAAATTTTCCAGTATTATTACCAGTTCCAGCGTATAAAAATACTTCCTCGGCTTCTGGAATACTTATTGACGCAAGCCTAGGACAGTTATTGTTGTTTAGATATATTTTTTTGGCGTTTGGAAAAGAAAGAGATGTTAGGTTATAAAATTCATAAAAATTTCCTGAAAATTGGTCTAATAGCCAAGTAATGCTTGTAGTATTTGAAGTTTGATCGTGATCTGGTTGTGCTTGAAAAGTAACATTTCCGCCAATTTTTCCGTTAAGACTATTTTGCTGTAATTGTTGAAGCCCGTACAAAGGCTGATTCCAACCGCTATATGAAAGCTGCCCATTGTAATAGCATCTGAATAATTCTATGTTTGGATTAGTTATGGCTGGAGTGATTTGAAAAGCTCCAGAGCTGCCAAAACTAGATACTCCGTTACTTATAACCTCAGCAATAGACGCTTTACCAGCCACGCCAGTCGTAGCGTCGTTTACTATCAAGGTGTCTTGAGGTACAGGCGTTTTAGTTGTCAGCTGAGATCCAGTGTTTAGTATTTGAGCTGCCGTGCTTTTGCCAGTCTGCCCATTAAACGGATCAGCCACTGCCAACACATCTGTAGATGATGGTGTTCTGGGAGCCAACTCATTAATTGGTTTTACTGCCACGGCACAATCCTCAGATTGTTATTTCTTTGACTTCATTGCGTTGTTCTATGCCGAACTGCTTGAGAAGTCTTTTAAATTCTTCGTTCTCACCAGGCTTAGCTTTATAGACAGCTATGGTGTTGTTGTCGTATTCAATAGCCAAAAGAATAGGCTGGCCAAAGTTATCCTTTATGACCAGCCTATTCGCTTCTACTGATACTGAGTTGAACAAGCCATTGTTAAACTCAAGTTTCACGTTTACCTCTTTCTGCTTAGAGCATTCAGCATGTGACGAGCAGCTTCTGCCTTCTCTGACAAGCTAGCCTGTTTTCCACCAATCGGCTCAATTGGCTTGATTGGAGAAATGCCAGAGATGTCAGAAGCTGTAGGAGGAGCTTCTTGCTTGCCTTCTCCACCTTCAGCGCCTTCTTCAGGAGCTGCTGGCTTGTCAAGAATGTTGTAAGGAAGGCTTAGGCCCAGACTTTCGTACAGATTGATAAGCAGCTTCTGCTGCCTTTCCATGTACTCAAGCAACTGAGCTGGGTCCACCTTGGCAGAGCCTTTGCTCTTAGGCTTGCCACCGTTCTCACCACCGCCAGTCATAGCCTTCTGGATTTCTTCCTGAATCAGCTGCTTGATCATAGCTGGATCAGTGCCAGAAGGAGGAGCTGGGGGTGCGCCACCCATAAGGGATGGGTCCATGGGAGGCATGGGAGGCGCACCACCCATAGCGGCTGGATCCATTGGAGGAGCCCCACCCATCATTGCTGGGTCCATGGGAGGAGCGCCGCCCAGCATAGCTGGATCCATAGGAGGAGCGCCGCCTGGAGACATTCCACCCATAGCTGCTGGATCCATGGGAGGCGCACCACCTGCTGGAGGAGCGCCACCGCCTGGAGGAACAAAAGCTTGCTTGGAGGCCAGAGCTTGCTTTACGTTCCTAATCAGAATTGAGTTAAGAGGCATGTGTTTCACCCTTCTTAGTAGTTGCGACCGCCTGAAGTCCTAGCTGGAGGCACAGCCAAAGAACCAGCGTTACTTGGAATTACCGCATTAGTGACATTTTTCAAAACGTTAACAGGCGGCGCTGCTGGTCTGCCAGGAGCATTACGATTGTAGCTAAAACCGCCTGCGCCCATGCCGCCAGTCGCTTGGCCTACTGCTTTTGCTATAGGTGAGTTTATAGCGTCAAGAGTAACACGCTTACCTTGGTCGGCTGCGTTACCTGCTGTAAAAGCAGCAGCGTCGTAGGCATTGCTAGCGGCATTTTGAATACCCACTCCAACGTTGCCAGCAGCGTTTACTACGTTATTGGCAGCGTTAGAAACTAGGTTTCTAGGGTTGATTGAATAAGGGTCAGTGTTTGACCCAAAGCTAGGACCAACGCTGCCTGCAGTAAGCGGCACAGTGCCTTCTGTCAGCGATCTAAACTGAGGAGCTGGTCTGAATGGAATACCTCTGTCGTAAGGCTTGGGGGTTGGCGCTGAGGGAGCTGCTTTAGGGGTTTGCGCAGCTGCCATCTGAGCGCGAATATTTCTAGCTTCTTCAATAGCCTTGTCCATTGGAGAAGGGCCTTGAGGAATTTTTGCTCTAGAAGCAGCCATCTGCTGTTCTTGATGCTGCCTATAGGCCGTAGGACTAACTGGTTGAGTAGCTGGAGCTGCAGGGGCTACGCGCTGTCCAGGTTTAATGCCTAGCGACCCAGCGTCTCCACCAGCTACATAAGCAGAAGCTGCGTTTTGGTCTGGGGCGTAGAACACTTCGCCAGTCTGAGAGTGGCGGAAGCGCTGCATGCCTGCTGGAGCTGGCTGATACATAGCTCTGCTGGCTGCAGTATCTTCAGAAGGCAAAGGACCTTGGTCATATGGACTTGAAGGAGCCTGGACTGGAGCCTGCGCTGGAGCTTGAGCTGGAGCAGCGGCTCTTTGTTGATTAGCGTAATAAGCCTGCCTTCTACCAGGAAGAATAGGCACACCTCTTGGACTTATAATCCCAAAAGGACCAGCCAACTTTATTAAGCCTATCTCTGTGCCTGCTCTCTTAGCGTTAAGACAAGCTTGTTTTACATGACCAATTAGCTTTTTGTCGATTGCCATCGTAGTCTCCTGTGTAAGGCGTGAATACATTATTGCTCAGAAGTACCTAGCTGTCTATAACGCTTGATGCTAGTAGTTTCTGCCACCGCCTACTGGCTTGGCTGTAGAAACAGCAGGCAAATTAGGAGTTACAGGCTTGGGAGCAGACTGCTGAACAGGAGCAGCTGGCTTAGCTGCGTTAACGTCAGTTCTGCTAAACCTTCTGTCCAACATAGGTGCGCCTGCGTCCATATGGGAAGCTGGGCTGTATGGGATGTTAGGTTTGGTAGCAGGCTTGTTTGGGTCTACCCGTGGGTAGAAGCCTCCGTATCCTCTGTCAGCGTATGGAAACGCTTTTAAAGAATTAGCCGCTGTTTGCCCTAAGGTCGTTGGTAGTGAGTTTGTTACTACAGGCTTAGAGGGCGTAGCGTAACCCATTACTGCTCTTAATGGCAAAGACGAGGCCCAGGCTGTAGGGCCGTAACCCCATCTTCCTTCAGAATTTCGCAATTTTTCAATATTGTCTCTATAGTTTTTAAACTTGCTATGCGCTTCTTCATAGGTAACGTTGGGGTTTTTTCTCATATAATGAGTTGCTGCGTCTATTCCACTAATATATAACTTTTGACCTATTGCGTTGTTTACTTCTTTCAAGGTTTGTGGAATTTCTTGTAACTTTTTCTTAAAAGGGTAAAAAGTATTATTGTACCATTCGTTGTCTCTCATCATATTAGTAGCATTACGCCAGTCTGTGCCTCTAGGAGCATCCCCAGTTTGGTATTCGTAATAGCGTTCTGCTAGGTCTTGTGGGTCAATAAGATTAGCGTCACGCATTAAAAAGTCTAAATTACGTTCTGGTTTTATTGTTTCTTCGTATTCTTTCATAGCCTCAGGTACGTCGTTAAAATCTTGGCGAGGTCTGAGGTTGTATTTTTCCCTAAGATTTCTCATTAACGAGTAAGGATTAGGCTGGGTGATTGGTACGTCTTTCCAGTCTGCCTCCAGCTTGTCCTTAGCCCTATCTTTTAAAAGACGTTCAGTAACGTCTCTGCGCATGCCGCTTTGAGGATCAATAGCAGCTGGCTGCTCTGGCTCCAAATACTCAGGCCTAACATAAGGCTTTTCTCCTGTTACTTCTTCTGGAGGCACAGGAGCAGCTAGCTTGTGCATGGCTTTTTTAATTTGACCAATAAGCTTGTAGTTAAAAGCCATAACCAAGTCCTCAATTCAATATCACTACTTTCTGGTCTGACTCAATTTCACCGTTCTTATAAGCTCTTATTGCGTCAGCCTTTGTAGCAAAGTATCTCTCTGGTTTATTAGACACGAAAGCTGTGGCGTGATACAGACCACCTTGGTACTCGTTCTTAGGCAGCTGGTGAGCCTTGAAGTTCTTGGTGCTCAGCAGGTTCTTGCTGGGCAGCATCTTCTCAAGAGCGTCCTTAACAGCTCCGTCAGAGACAGGAACGTGATAGTTCATCGTGTCTCCATCGAAGTCTGCACCAAAGCCAGTAACGATAGCTGGAGGAATCTGTAGAGTCTCAGCCTTGGTCAGCTGGGGCCTGAATGCCATTACGCCATACCTGTGAAGCACAGGTGCGCGAGTGATGATAACTGGACGCTCGTCCATCTCCTGTAGCAGAGCGTCCTTAGCTGCCTTATCCTTCTGCTCTACTAGCTCAGCAGCTCTAATAGGGGCAACGCCTCTACGCGCCAACCTTCGTACGATGAATGGCTTGTAGATTTCCCAAGCCTTGCTCTCAGGCAGACCTACTTGGTCCATGTCCAAGTCTGGGTTAGGTGTAATAACACCTCTACCCACCACGTCTACAGTCGTACTAAGCAGCTTGCGCTGCATGGTGGAGAACTTGGGGTTATCTCCAAAGATGTACTTGAGTACGCCTTTGACCTGCCTCTCCTGGTTCTTGGGGCTTACTGGATCCCCCAACCCAGTAACAGCCTTGAAGCTCTTATAGAGCGCAGTACGCTCATCGCTTAAGTTGTTGCTGAAACCTGAAGTTTCTTTTAGCGCTTCGTTAGCCTCAAACGCCTCTTTGTACAGATAGTTGGCATCTGCTACGAGGGGCCTGCCTGTAGCTCCCATGACGGACACAGGCCTGAAAGCTGGAGGAAGAACAGGAATCTTGTCCATCATCCATTCCGATGGGCTTAGTCCAAGCTTGGCCGAATGCTTGAGCACAGACCAACGCTTGAGGGCAGCATCCTTTGTGGACTTTCTGCCATTACGCCATTCGTACTCAGCTTCTCTGGTAGCTTTCTCTAGGTTTATATTACTAAGCGCGTTCTTGATGGCTTGTGGGCCAGTCTGGTCGCCAATCGTGTCCTTACCAGCAAGAATATCCATGAACTTGTTCTTGGTAAGGCCCAGCACTCTGCGGATAGGCTCTTCCATTACTGGATTAGGCATGGGCTCATGAAGCTTGATGTAGCTCCATTGATTGCCTCCATGCCCACCAGTAAGGGATGGATCAAACAGACCACCCTTGATTGGCTTCAAGCCTTCTTTCCAATCAACAGTCTCAGCAGATGTGATCTCTCTGCCTTTGGCTAGTTCATCAATGTCTTTATTAGTTAAGGCCATGATCTGAATACGAGGTCCGTTTCTTACTGGGTTGATACCAGCAGAGCGAAGCTGATTGAAGAACTTGCCATACACCAAAGGAATCTTTGGTGGTGGGGGAGTCTTGCCAGCCATGAAGCTAGCCCAGTAATCCTGGTTCTTCTGCCCACGAATAGACTTGGCGTCTGTAATGACTTCCAGAGCGCCGTGGCTGAGCAGAGCATTCGTATCAGCAAGAGATACTCTCTTACTGCCCTGAGGCCCACCCTTGGCTGGAGTGTCTTCTGCTGTATAAGAACCAAGACCACGGCCAGAGCCTTTGCTCTCAGCCATGTGGTGTAGCTTCATGAAGAAGCGATTGCCTGTGAATACGTTCTTTATCTTTCTATTGCTGTCTGGGTCTTCTACATCTTCAAGGTCTTTCAGGCCGTGCTTCTTGAGTTCGTCTTTTGCGAACTGCACCATGTCCTTGATGTCAGAGAAATCTTTGACAGCGTATCGTTTGCCAGTCTTCTCCGCGATCTTACCTAGAGCAGCCTCGACCATTTGGCTTGGATTAGTTCTGGAAATGATACCAAGGGGGTTGACCAACACTTCAAAAGGCCTGCCTTCTGAATCCTTGGGCATCTTGTCATCTGGAATGATGTCAGCGATAACGCCCTTGTCGCCATAACGACCAGATAGCTTGTCAGCTACCTTCATTTCTGAGTAGCCTTTGACAGTAACAAGCATACCTTTTTTGGTTTTTTCTACGTCTGTAACTACGCCTGGGTCATCGTGCTCCCAAGTGATGCTGGAATCGTTGTATAGTTGACCTCTCGACCTACCAATCTGATTGTGCGCTCTTTCTTTTTCTTTTATCTGAAGAATAAGAGGCATATCTTTGTGTACTACAGTTCCTGGCTTAACAACGCCATCGTCGTCTAGTGTCTCAAGAACTTTTCGGTCATATGAGCTTGGGAACATGGAAATGTAGTTCTTCTTTCCGTGCTTTAGGCCCTCTTCGAACTCAGTGTCATGTTGATACATGTGCTCAGAAGCTAGCTTTTTAGCTGCTGACTGAGAGATGACAATAGCGTCTTCAAAGTTAGCGCCCTTGTATGGCACATAAGCCGTACGCAAGTTTA